ATAAATAAAGTAATGAGTTCCATTTGCTCATTAACCATATAAGTAGCTTTTTAAATTTTGATTTTTGTTTTAGATCAGTCATAGTTATTTTTTTTTGTTTTTTTTGTTTTTTACAACTCCGTGCCATTTGCTTAGGGTATAACCAATTGAAACAATTAATAGAGTTATTTTTAATACATTATCGATTTGAGACATTGATACAGCTAAAGCACTAGCGTTTAATAATCCCATTTTCAAATCGCTTATATCCATAGTTTTAGTTTAAAGTAGTTTATTTATTTTTAGGTCCTATTAAAAATGATTCTTTTGTTTTTTTACTTTTTTCCAAAGATTCTAATGAAATTATTTTATTAATTCTGTCTTCTTCTTTAGTAAGTTTATTTATTTGTGTTTTAGTTAGTTTAAATTTATTATATAATATATCTATTTGTTCTTGCTTTTTAAGCTTTTTAAGCTCAGGCTTTGTTATTTTGACTAAGTTTAAATCTTTCTTTTTTTCTGGTTTTTTATTTTCTGCTTTAATTATTTTTCTACGTGCTTTTTGCTCCTCATAATCAGCCTCTTTTTCCTCATCGCTTTGCAGTGTCCACAGTGAATGACCGAATAATAGACCGCCTGTTTTAGTTAAATCACTCTGAGCGTAATTTACGGCATCGATGAGGTTAGCAATCTTTCTTTGTGCTCTGTCTAAAGGTATATTAAACAATGCAGCTGTTTGCCCTAGAGCAATAACTCCTGGCATCTTAGCGTAGTTTTTAAATACATTACCTTCATTAACATCAAATAAGAAATCCTTATTGTAATCAATAGCCTTTGTAGTTGCATATATTTTTGATATCTTACTTCCTACCGCAGGCATAATACTAGTTAGGCCTTTAATAGCAGCAACATCATACTCAGGTCTTTTCTTTTTACTTTCTTTATGTATATTCATAAAGGTTTGTTTCAAAGCATTAAGACCGTTACCCCATATACCCATACCTCTTAACCAACTACTTAGCACTCCATTAGCAATTCCTACTTTTTTATTGTAGTCTAACTTATCTTCCTCTTCGTCATCACCGAACAATGTTCCGTATACCGCAGTAAGCATTGCTCCTTGAGCTACTGTAAACAATAAGTTTTGAGCTAATCCGTAATAAGCTATGTTGTAAAAGTTTTTACCTTTGCTACCACGGCCATTTACAAGATCTAAATAAGACTTTTGAACTAAACGATTGTATTGCATTGGAGTATTAGCAAAAGCCAACATAAGCCTCCCAGATGTGCTCGCTTGTTGCTTGCTTATCTTATCTGCTCTACTTGATTGTTGTGAGCTCTGTGCGTGTTCTGTTGTATCTAATAGAGCTTGCTCTTTTGCTGCTTTAGGATCAACCCCTTGCTTTATAAGTTTATCGTATGCATTTCTATAGTAAACTGCTCCACCAAGTGCAATAGCTCTTGAATCCGCTGCTTGTGTAAAGACATATCCCCACTGCAAGAATCTTGCTAGCTTACCTTGTAATCCTTTTCCTTCAGCAATACGAGCAATATCAGAATCGTTAACGTCCATCTTAAGTGCATTACGTCTGTCTAAAAGAAAATCAGTGTTCATCAACATCTTATAATCTTTAGCAAGGGTAGGCATCTTAGTAAATATAGTCTTTAAACTTTTACCCCAAGTGTTATCGCCTGCAGCCATAAAGTTAGTTGCTGAAAGTAATTGTAAACCAGCTGATCTAGTGTTAAGGAACATAATGTTTCCTACCGCACCGGATATAAATTGTAACATAACTTTAGTGTCGCTATCTAAACTTTGCGAGCTGTTTCTACCAGTCTTCATTCTTTCTATAGAATTCTGTAGTGCAGAAACATACTTAGTACCATGTTGTACTCTTAGCTTATTCATATTGCTTTCAGAAAATATAGTCTCAATTCCTTTACTCCAGAATCTAAGCGCTTCTTTCCTTTTAGCTTTATTAATACCTTCAAGGTAATCTGTCTTCAAGCTTCCTGTAACCCAGTTTTTACTAGGATCAGCGAACTCTTCCGGCAATGTCTTAGCCATAAGGTTAAGCGTGAAACGATATAACTCATCACTTTGTTTTACATGTTCAGCTAAGTCTAATTCATTTTGCTCAGATAAACCAGGTACTTTAATACCTTGCTTTCTCCACATATAAACTCTTACTGCGTCTTCACTAGTATAAGTTATGTCTTTACCACTTTCTGTTTTTAATGTTACCTTACCATTTAAAACTTTATCACTAATTCCGTTATTAACTTTTATATCTCTATAACGCTTAGCCATTTTAATCCTAGCCTTTTCAATTTCTCTTGAGGCAATAGCAAATGGCTTTAATAAGTTTTCTTCATACAACTTCATCATAGCCTCACCTTTCTTACCTTTTGGCAATGTTCTGTAAAGTAAACCTAAGAAATCATCAGCTCCAGATTCAACTAAGTAACCTCGCATAATAGATTTAAACCTAGCTTTAAATCCTTTACTAACCTCGTCTCCAAGCTTTTGTGCTTCAACCTCGTTAAATTCAATGTCTGCATCAACACCTGTTAAATCTTGATACAACATATTCCATTGCAAGTCAAGTGTTCTAGCGGCTTTGTCTAACAAAGTTTGGCCTTCCCCGTCCATATCGAATACATCGACTAAATCTTTTATCATCTGAGGTTGCCCTTTTGTTTTAAGGGAGTACATTATATTAGGATCAGCAACAACAGTTTTACCTTTAACCTTAGCTTTCTTTATTGCTTTGTTAACAGATGTTACATTCTTAATATGGTCATCAGCAAAAAAGAAATCATTATAGCCTTCAGCTGCTTTACTTGTTATCCAATCACCTTTAGCCTGAGGATTTGAATCAGCAAGCCCTGTAATATTCTGTAAAGGAATATCAAGACCAAGACCGCTCAAAAATTCATGTATAGCATATTTTGAATTAGCAGGTCTAGCTGTTAGTATGAAAACATTTTCATTACCGAACTTAGATACAAGGTCTTTTGTTTTTTCAAACAAAGGACCTTTCTTGCCATCTACGACTTTACCTGAATAAACTCACTAAAATCCCACTCAGCGCCTTCTAGAGGACATTCATGTCTCCGTCCTTAGCAAACTGCTCAGCTGTTAGTTTTCCAGTTGTACCGTTAGGCATTGTATATAATACATTGCTATTTGTTCTAGCTAATGTATCGTCAAAATCAAGCACACTAATACCTTTCCTTTCGGTATCAGGAGTACGATCCATTGCTTTATTAAAGCTTGGTTCGAGTTTTCAGCTTTAGCTTTGTTCTCTAATTCAGTACGTCTAGCTTCTGCATCATAAGTTTCGCGGTCTAGGTCTGCTAATATCTTCTTAACTTTAGCTTCGTGTACTTTTTCTTTTTCAGTTCCTACTCTCTAATTTAGGATCTGCTTCTTTAGGTATAATATTTACTTTTTGATTACCTAAATATTCTCTAAGTTGAGCTTCGTTGATTTTACCTTCAGCGTATCTAACTAGTTTATTCTGTATTAACTACGGATTCGACATGCTCTAAAATGTTCTAGAATTTTTTTACCTTCGCCCTCAAACTTATAAACAGTACCTAAGTTAGATAATTTTCTAATAGGAGTTAATTGGCCCTGAGCCATAGTATGAATATCAGCTATCAGCTCTTGACTTTTGATTTGAATTTACTAATCGATCTATATGAGCTAATCATAATTTCAACATATCTATTAGCGTCGTCAAACATGTATCGCCAATCTCCTTAATTTTAGCTGGATCAAGCTTTTCGCCTTTAGCTAATTTCTTTATAGTGTCGATGTTCAAAGGCGAAGATATGGTTTCATAGTTACCATTTTCTCCTTTTACTTCTATAAAGCTCATTTTATCTTTTTATTAACGCAATCTAAAACCTAAGTCTATTAATACTTCAGGACCTACTGTTTTACTTACAAGATCAAATAAAAGAGTATTGTTTTTAGCTCCTTCATATTGTTTATTCTTAAGAGCTCTAGCGTACAATACAAAAAAGTTTTCTAACATAGGTGCGTCAAGCTTGTTTGTTAACAGATATTTCCTCTATAGCAGATTACTAAAACTAATGTATCCTCTTGTACATACTTAAAAAACTTACCCCATCGGTAGTCGTAAGCTTTAGCATACGTCCGCAAGACTATCAGGGTCGTTTTTCTTAATGTAAGTCACGAACATCATAGTTAAATATACCAGCTAGGTGATCACCCACCATGTTCTTTAGTACTGCATTGAATATATGATCTATTTGCTGTATGTAAGTAGCTTTTGGGTTTTCAGCAAAGTATCTATTCAATAAAGCTTGTAAGCTGCAGGATCTAGTTAACTTGCATAGGTTTTGCAGAGCGCTTTTCAACGACATCATTAAGTCATTCTTACCTGCAGCAATATCTTGTACAGTCATAGGGTCTAATCCCATATTAGAATTTCTACTGATATCGTTGGTAATCATTCTATTCATTAATTTAATAACTCCTAGTAATGTTTGACCCTCTGGTGTTCTACCGCTTACGTTAGCTAATTTACTAACCCCTCCATCGGGGTTAACGAATCCACCCATAGCAGCTAGTACATCTTTGTAAGCAACTTTGCTTACTCGAGCTTTCATGTTGCCCATACCTGTAGTGCCTCTTTCAAGTCCTGAGTATGTAAGCTTAACTAAGTTTTTAGGCACGCCTGTAGCTTTACCTGAGTATCTACCTTTAGTTCTGTCAGCATAACGATAATCGTCAGCAGATAATTTCGGTAGAAACTTAAATAAAGTTTGTAATATATTCTGATCAGCAAATCTTTCAAATGATTTACCCTCGTTTCTTAATCTATTTTCAAGTTCTCCTGCAAATTCAGGAGCTACTCGTACTTCTTTACCTTCAACTTTAAAGACTGCATACGGCTTTGTAATTCCTTTTAAAGCATTTGTATAGTCATCTTTGTTTAAGTTCCCTGAACGAGCTGTAAGTACGTTCTCGGATATGTTTAACATATCTGCAACGATGTTATCAACTAAACTTGGTAGCTTTTTAAAGTTCTCTATAGGAGAATTACCTATATTATCTTTCCAAAACTCAGCAACTTGTTCCATAGCTTGTGCCATACGCCCTGAGTCGCCTAATAAAGATGATACTCTAAACATACCGTCAACATCCATTTTTACAGGGCTATCATCGAATGCTTTATCCCAATCTCCGTAGTCTGCAACTTTACCCTCGTCTATAGCCCCAGCAATACCTTGTTTGCTATCAGCCACACCTAAATCGGTAGCTAAAGTCAATAACCTTAAACCGCCACGGTTAAATATAATATCTTCAACATCGTTAATAGTTTTCTCTCCTGCTCTGTTTACAGTGTTCTTTTTAAACTCATTTATAACAATGCTAATCAATCTAGCCTCCGCTGCACTCTTGTATACATCTCTACCTCCAATAACATTAGCTGCTTCTTTGGGTATTTTATCATAAAGTAACTTAGTAAAAAATGTTACTGCTTTACCCACAGGTTTTTCTAGTCTATCCTGTATTTCAGTCTCTAGTCTTTGCAATTTAACTGATTTATCTAATCTTATTGGATTAGCTTTAGCTTGCAATACCGCATTAGCTTGTTCAGTCCTTGACATTTCTGATTCAGGGGTAGCTCTTATTTTAGCTATCCTTTCGTCATTCAATCTTTTCTCTTCGGCTCTTAACTCTTTATTCATTGCTTGAGCCTCTTCTATCAAAGGTTCAACTTTAGCTTTAGCTTCGTCTGTAAGTGTATATCTTTTAGTAGAACGATCTTTCTTTTCTCTAACAGGTTTTGCAGTAGATTTTTCTTCTGCTTTAACTTCTACAGGAGCTTCCATTCCTTCGTCAAAACGTTCTTTAGCAACTGCAACCGCTTTAAGTGCTTTTTCAACTTCAGCTTCTAATGCGTCGTTATCAGGAGCTTCATTCCATGCCTCTAATGCATCTTCGTAAGCTTCGTCAGCTTCCTCTAATGTCATTGGCTCTTTAGACGCTTTTTTGGCAGTAGTTAGTTTAGATATCCCTCCTTCTTTAACTTTTAGTTCATCGATTTTTTGTTGGTTTTCCTGCTTCATTATATCTAACTCTGCAGCATCCAAGATACCCTCCATTGAAACTAAAGCCTCTTGTTGATTCATTAAACGATCCATTTTCTTACTCATGGATTGCTTAACAGCCTCTTTTTTATTTTTTGTTTTACCTTTAGTAATTAGTTTGCCTTTAGCTCCCTCTTTTATTAATCGTTTTTGACCTAAAGTAAATTTACCTTTGCTTATAGACCTGTTGTAATCTTTTATAAAGTTTAATACGTCTTCATCAGAGTTAAATTTAGCTTTAACTCCAATTACACTTAATAGTTTTCTGGCTAAGTCTTTAAGATTAGCCATAATACTAGGATTCTTTTTTATATCAAACTCCCCGTCGAGCATAGCCTCGCTAAGTACAACTAATTGTTCTTCAAACAATTGTCCTGCAGAAATATTTCCTTTTTCAAAGTCAGCTTGGTAGTCTTCTAACCTTTGATTAAATCTTTGGGTATCACCAACTAATTCTGAGCTGGCTAGTAAATCCCCTACAGATGTAGCAAGCGTTTCGTATGTAGCATCAGTGTTAGCTGCCTTAAATATATTTTTTAAAGCGAAATGTAAAAATTCATGAGCTCCTGTGTTTAGTACATCGTCGGTAGCTACCTCGTCTTTATTAATTACTATTTTGCTTACGCCGTCCTCCTGATATATGAAACCATAACCAGTAGACTCTTTAGTCTTATTTGATACTTTAGACGCAATCTCAATAGCCTCTTTGTTATCTACTTCTTTTATTTCTACATCTTTAAAACCTTCAGCTACTTTTTTAACGTTTTTTAAATTTCTATTTGTTACTGAAGCTATTGTTCCTTTTTTTATCAGAGTATCTAGAAGATCTACTTTCTCCTTAAGTGGAGCGCTAAGCGTAGAGTCATCTATTTCTTTTATTTGTTTTATTAATTTATTTTTTCTAGCAAGGTTTTCAACAATTTCTGGCTGCAATTCTTTTTCAATTTTCGCGGCTTTGGTTTGTCTAGTAGCTGTCTCTATTTCCTTGAAGTTACTAACTATTTCGTCTGCTTCCTCTTGTGTTATTTGCTCTGTTCTTACCTCTTTCTTAGCTTTATTTTCTATTATACCCAGTGCTCCTCTAATCTCAACAAGATCTACAATGTTCTGATCAACCCCTGTTTCTAAGTCAAAAGAGTTTTTCAGACTATCAAATTCGGATTGGTCAAGCTTTTTATCTACTTTGTTAGTTTGTACAGTGTTAAATAAAACACTTCTCGCTGCGCCCGCTCCTGTCATTTTACCTCCCATGAAAGCTCCAACTATAGCAGCTTCCCCAACTCTTTTGACGCCCTCTAAAACACCTGTTTCTTTGCCAAGATATATATTTTCTGCTATTACATTTATTACTTCGGTCATACCTTCAGAGCCACCTTCTTTACCAGCATCCTTCATTATTCCTCCTACTACCTCTTTAACGCTTTTATCTATAAACCTTTTGCTTTTTCCAGTTAATGATTTAAACATTCCTTTGGCAATTCCCCGGGTAACTGTTTCTAAAACTCCTTCAGCGGCTCCTTTAGTTCCAGCGTAAAGCATGGTTTTTAGATTTATATCTTTGCCTTCTTCCTGCGCTTCAGCCGAAGCCTCCGCTGCCGCACCGGCTGCTATAGAGGCTATGCCTATGTAAGGAATCATAGACTGCGCAACAGATGGAGCTGACTGCAAAGCACTAGAGCTGGCTCTTTGCAATCCTCTAACAATATTGCCATTCCCCAAGTCTTCTAGTATAGTAGTATCAAACTGTTCCATTTTAGATCGCAGTTCTTTTTCAGCTATCTTAGCTTCTTCGTAATACTCTAAACCTGCTTGAGCAAGCGAGCCTAGTGGGCTTGATGCATTAGCTTGAGCATTAAGTATTGTTTGTTTTATTTTAGGATCAAGGCTACTCATCATTTCTTTCTCCTCATCAGATAAAAATAAATTACCTACTGTACTATAAGCTAATTCGTTAAGGAAAGTAGGAACTCTAGCTTGTGACCCTAATGCCGCTTTTCCTGAAGCAAAAAAGCCTGTCCAGGTATCGCTAAAATAATTGTCCATTGTTTTAACCTCGTCTTCGGTTTCTTCTTGCTTTTTAGAATAAGCGTCAAACTCTTTTTTGGTTACTTCTCTTCCGTCTATATTAAATGTTTCAACAGGAGGTAAGTCCAAAGAACCATCTTCCGATGTTAATCCCGTATCTTGTGCTGGTTGTGGACCCGATACTACATCCGCACCCTTTGCAGCATCTTGACGAAAATCCGGATTAAGGATTGTATCGTCAGTGGTCATTTCGTTATTATCTTTATCAGTATCATCGTCCACTAATTGCACACTAACCCCCGGTCCTAGCGCAGCTATATAAGCATTAGCTTCTTCTTGAGAGTCAAAAGTTTCAACGATTCCTTCTATTAAGTATTTAATCATTTTTTACTAAATTTAATATTTTATTAATTATTGTATGGCATATATGGCGCAGGAGGAACTTCAGAAGCCTTCTTGTATTTTTCAACTATTACGTCTGCTAATTCTCTTAAGTCGCTTACGCGCTTACCATCTATAGCACCCCTCTTTCTTAACAAGCCCATCACATGCGCAACATTAGTAAGGTCATAGTTATTAGCATCTTCAGAAGCATTGCCGTCTTTTTTATTAACTTCTTGTAAAGTAATTACGGTTGATCCAGGAGCAGCGGGAGTGTATTTAAGAACATGACTGGTATTCTTTCCTGCCATATTAGATGTTAAGCCTAAAAGATCTTCTACGCTGGATGTTTTAGCTTGTGCTTTTAACTTATCTAATTTTTCTCTAAATATTTTTTCATTGGCTTGAGACCCGAACTTTGGCTCACCGCTACTTAATCCCTTGTTTGGATCTTTTGCTGGCTTATCGCTTATTTGTCTATAGTAGTTTCCTTCGCTATCCTGTTTCATTTTAAGACGATTATTAAACATAGTTTCGTTAACTTCATTTAAAATTCTACCTTTTTCAGCTCTACCCTCTTCTGTATCGTTTAATTCTTTCCACCCCTTTGGGTTATAATCAATTTGCAAGCTATCTAAATAATATTGTTGATGTTGAGAGTCGCCATTAACACTATCAATATCAGCTTCAATTTCATCAAAACTTTTCTTTTTCTGTGCCTCAATAAATTCGGTATCAAAGTATTGTCTTTCATATCTTCTAAGCTCACCTGCTTCATTTGTTTCAATTTTTACTTTATTTTCATGTTTAATGGTACTAATTAAGTCTGCACCTTTGCCCTCCTTTGTAAAAAATCCAGCCGCAATTCTTTCAGATGAATTAGTTTCAAGGTTGTCCATTGGCTTAGTTAAACCTTCCATGCGATCCTTAAATTGTGACCTAGGTATTACGTACTCTTTTTCTCCCTCTCCTATCTTTTTTGCATAAGCAACCATATCACCGTTTTCTTCTCTAAAGCCTTTTTCATAACCTTTTGCTCCGCCAAAAGCAAAATAAAACGTTTTAGACTCCTCTTTTCCTGCGGCAATTTCTTCTTCGCTATCCCCTGGCCCATTAGATAAAAACAATGTTTCTCCGCATTCTTCATAATTCGCAACATCTTCTGTCAGCTCTCCGGTAACAGCAATACCCGCTTTTATCATAGAATTAAATCCAGTAATTTTCATGTTTAGCCTAGCTAATTCGTCAGCCAATGCTGGATCTGAGTTACCAGTTAATTGCACTTTTTTTATTTCAAAAATTCTTTGCAAGGTAGGACCTACAGCATCTAGCGCACCCGCTCTCATAGATTCTCCCGCTTCCTGTATGCCTTCATTAAATAAAGCTTTATTTTTAGCCATTTCATTGGCTAACCTTGTTACATCTTTATTATACTGTTTATCTTCTAACTGTCTTTTCTCTCTATCTTTTCGTTCTTGATCAAATTTTTTAGTCAATCCTTGGGCTATAGATGCACCAAAGCTTTCTATGCCTTTAGCTAGTATTTCGCCAGATCTATCTTGTATTATTTGTGGATTTCTATAACTCATTTTATATTTTTTCTAATTGTTTTCTTTTTATTACGGTCTTCCAATATATGCAGAGGCTATATTTCCAACACCTGATATTGCAGCACTAAGACTAGCCGCTCCTGCAGCATTAGCATTAGCTTGATCTGCGCTAGCTTGAGTAAGGCCTGCTGCCATTCTGTCAAGCTTAGCTTGATCTCTTCCTTCTTGAGCTTGAAATTTAAAAGCTTCACCTTGCGCTTGTGCCATTTGAGCCCTACCTCCTTCAGATATTTGTATACCTTGTATTCTTGCTTTTTCAGCCATTTGTTTAGCTTGTAAATCAGCTTCACCCTGTGCTGCTAGTTTTTCATTTTGAGCTTCTTGCTGTTCTATGTTAGCAGCAACATCTTTTTTACTTCTAGCAGCTGCATTAGCTAAGGCGGTTGCTCCGCCAGCGCTTGCTCCTGTTGCTTGCAAAGTATCTAAAGTAGCAGCTAAAGCTAAATCAGTTTGTTCCATTTGTATTTCAGCGGCGCTTGTCGCGACTCCTAAATCTGCATAAGGGTTAGACATTTCGCTACTAAGGTCAGTAGCCATACTAGCTAAAGATTTAACATCGCTATAAGGATTTATAACTGCTTGTCTATTATTTTCAAAAGCAGTCATAGCTTTATTTATTCTATCTTTTTCTCTGGCTGCTGCTCTAGCTTGTTTTTTAGCTTTAGAGTTACCCATTATACCGCCTATTATTGATACGCCTGCGCCAATTCCTGCTGCTATTCCTGACATAATTTTTCTTTTTTATTGTATTCTTCCATGGTAATGGAAAAAAATTCATTTTCAACTTTTTTCATATCTTTATTGTTAGAAGGATTGGCTATTATATTTATCCAAACACAATCTTCTAAACATTGTACAATTCTTTTAGTTCCCTTTAGTGAATACGACCAACAAGGAGCTACATGCTCTACGGTTTCATTATCAGCTTTAACAATTACTTTACCTGAAAGAAGAAACCAAAAATGATTCGTATGGTGTATAGCACTTATTACAAAGCTACCAGCTTTCATTTTAAGATGTCTCATATATAAACCATCGGTAAAATAGTTTGTAACAGGAAACTCTTCGTTATTAACTAAATTTTTGCCGTCTCCATATACCCCTTTTTCCTTGCTTTCTATAAATACATTTTGTAATACTTCTAATTCTTTTATAAAATTTATTGATAATTCGTTGTTCATTTAATTTAATTTAATTTAAGATGACTGTACATAACTGGCATTAACTGCAAATAATTCTTTTTTGCCGGTATTATTATTGCTTATTCGCATGGTTACTTCCCCATAAAATCCTTTTAAGCCAGAGGATGAAGATCCCCAAACAATTTCTCCACTTTGTGAAGGAGTAGCGTTAACAAGATCTGCATAATATTTATCTTCTTTACGTTTAAAATTATTTAATAATAAAGAATTTTGTAATTCTTGTAAAGTACTAGAAAACACAGCAGGTGTAATAGGAAGGGCTGTGTCTGTATTAGTTACAAAACTAGACATATTCCATCCAGAATCTCCCTCATAATTTATTGTTTGAAAATTCTTTACCGTAGAAGGTGCCTGATTAAATACAAAAGTAACACTAGAATTATATACAATCCCATAAAATCTTCCTCGTTCTGTAGTATTAGGAGCTAATGTGTAATGCCGATATAGCTTACCCCCCGATGTTGTAAAATAATCATTATTTAAACTAATTATCTGGTTAGGATTATAATCAAAAAGACTAACCCACCCTTTTACAGCGTCGTCAAAAGCTAATGTATTAGTTTCTGTAGCTTTTCCATCAGTTGTTTCTGATTTTATGGATAAAACATATTGTTTATTATGAGCATCCCATCCCCCTTTTATACCCCCGGAAACAGCTAAAGATAGCTTGTCTCTGAAAAAATCTATCATTCCGTAATTTGAAATTACAGTTATACCGTCCATTGATAATCTACAAACTACATTTTGATCTCTGTCAGTAAAGTATTTTCTATAGCCATTTATTGCAAAAGATTCAGGATCTGTACTAATACCGTATTCTCCTCCATAAGCAACATTTTGTCCTATAACTAAATTACGACTTGTTAAACTAGCGTTACCCTCTGCAGAATAAATAGCATCTTTGTCTATTAATGATTTACTTACTTTACTTTCCTGGAATATAATAAGGTTAGTATCTTCCGAGTATAAAAGCTGTATAGAGCCGTTAGATGGATCTATAGTTCTAGTTATATCTTCACCTACACTAAATTGATTAGTTGCGTTAAAACCAGTCCTAGAGTTAAATATACCTGAATGTATTAGTCCGCTAAATTTATGAGACTGTTTAGGCTCATCTTCAACTATATATGCCTTAACTCCAAAATCAACAGAAGTGTTGTTATATCCTCCGGTTATTCTTGACTCTTCTATAAGCCAATCAAATTCTTCATCAGCTGTATAACTTTGAGGTATTTGATCAAAATTTATAATTTTTCCAAATACTACATCTGTGCCGACCGGAGGGGAAGACTGTAAAGTTTCTTTAGTTTTAAATATACTGCTAATTGCTGTAGAGCTAACAATTTCTGTTATATAACTATTAAAAACAACAGGTGATCCTAAATTGTCATAACTTATAGTTACTTCTTGTCCTACGCCTATGCCTTCTAGCAAGCCATCTACTTCAATTCCTGATCCTGTAGCGCTTAAATATCCTAATGTCCCGGGATTTACTTGCGTTATAGATTTTATTTTTTTTAGCCAAAACGTATTAAAATACTTAAGTTCTATATTTGCTGCCATTTTTATAAAGGTGTTTTTATTCTAGTAAATCCTGCTTGATGAAGGAATATCTGGTCTTGAGCACTAAGAGAGCCCTCGTAATTTAAAAGGGTAGGCATAGTGTTTACTCCAGTGGAAGATTGCACTCTAACGCCATCTTCCCCTAGCTCTACTGAAAAAGTAGGTTCGAACATTCTAAGTCCATCCCAATCGGTAAGTGTAGCAGCCACAGGAGGAGCTGGAAGCCCAGGCGGAGGAGTGTAAGCACGATTAAATTGTATGCCTACAAAAGGAGTTTCCAAGGAGGGCTCATACGGTACTTGCATCGTTCGATCGGTATAAAATTGATTAACATATTCAGCGTAAGGAGTTTCTGCGTATAACTTGTCCGCCGTAGATACTGTTTCAACGTTAGGGCTTGTGCTTCCTGGGGTGGATCTAAAGTATTCGTATTCTCTATTTTCCCCCCAATCTGCCACAGGAGCTAAGTTTGTACCAGCCCAGGGCACACATGTAGGGTAATGTAAATCCGCCCCGTTTATCCATGCTATAGCCGGATAAAGAGTAGTGTCCCCCTCGGTTTGTTCAAAATCTTGTATTATAAAAACATATTCAACCCCTATCGGCTGATCATCCCCTGGCTCAAGTTCTGTCATTTTTAAATAATCAAAAGCTCTTACGGTTTGGACTGACTTAGCTGTCCCTTCTGCAACCCCAATTATTCCCGAATAAGTGTGGTAAGATCCATCATTATTAAGTGCATTCCCAGAGTTAAAAGCAATTACGTTAGTTTTAGGGGCCTGCCCTTCAAACACTTGAAAAGATCTATTGTATTCACGTTGATGAGGAATTGGTTGCCACGAGGAAGTTTCCAATTCATCATTGACGCTGTAAACAAGCCTAAAATAATGGGCAACTGTTTTAAATTTAAAATTAGCTTGAGTAACCCCTTGGTTGGGTACATTATCTTGTTTAAAATTGGCTGTTATTGCTATTGTCCCAGACTTATGAGCTTCCGTACCAATTCTTTTTTTGAAATTTATTTCTTGAGCCGTAAGATTGTACTCATTAAAAATTGAATTTTCAAAATCAAGATAATTGGCATTGTTTTCTTCGGCTATATACCATATACCATTAACTTCACCTACATCACCAGAGACTGGATCAGTGGTAAATATAAACTCTATTGCTGGATCAGGGTCTGAAGGGTCTGGATCAACTATACAAGTCTCGCTAAGAGCCTCGGGGTTAACAGCGGCATAGCCCATTGTTATAGGAATACCAAAATTTACAAATAAACTTCCATAAGCGTCATCAATAGGAGTTGAAGCGTTTGCATCAGATACTTGTATTTCAATATTGTAAAGAGCTGATATATTTCCTCCAAATGTAACTCCATCTATAACGTCTCCAGGTATTGCTTGAGTAAGCTCTCCTGTGGCAGAATCCATTGCCCAGTTGTTAGGTAAATCTTCAGGATTTAATATTGAGTAATGTAATTGTAATGTATTACTATTGTTAGCCTGTGACCCATTTTTAGGATCCGCAATTTGCCAGGGGCTATTAGGATCATTATATCCAGGTATTATTACTCTGGTTTCTCTAGTTGTTGATATAGGAGGAATAGGGCTTGAAGAAGATAAGGTTGGTGTTAAATTTCTTAAAGCACCAAACCCGCCAATAAACCCCTCTATGGGTATGTCATTAATGTCATCTCCTCCATTAGTTGTAACTTGCACTACAAAAGAATATACATCAGTTTCTCTACTTGAATCTAAAAAAACTAATGGATTTGCTCCTACGTACTTTAGTTTAAATTTACCCGCATCATTTCCTGTTCCAGCGTGAATATCAAAAAGGTCACTAACCTCCTCGTCATCTCCGTTAGTAACTCCAATCAGTTCAGCTGTTGGAGTATCTCCTTGAAAAACTTCACCCGAAATATTTACAGGTATAAACCAGCCTGTGACAAATTCTCCTGGCAAAGTTGCCTCTGTAAAATCCCAGGTTAAATCTATAAAAGAAGTGGCTCCCCCCGATGTAGTAAGAACATCCGCGTTCAAATCTACAATTAATCCTTCACTAGCTGTTTCCCAAAATATTTCTAGTAATGATTCAACCGGCGCTGTTTCATATACAGCTAAGTAAGGCCTCATGTTAGCGGTATCTAAAGGATTATTTAAGTTGTCTGCCGGATAAATAATTCATTCACACACACCTCCGGGAATAGCGTACTCCTGTTCTGTTAAAACAAAATTTAAAGCACTAGCTCCAATAGATTTGTTTACTGTAGATATTCTAGCTATTAAAGGATTGGTGTCAATCTGATAAAAAACTTTATTTCCATTGACGGCTCCTGTATTAAATGCTTTTAAAGGTACATAATGTTGATCGTTGCTAGTAGATAAATCCGCATATCCCATATTAACTTCTTTAGCTCTTGCTATAGCCGTTGAAGTGTGCTGTATTGCAGTTTTACCAGTAGAATTAATTCTAGCATAATATTGACTATTATACGGTTCTGATCCAGAAATACCTAATTCTGAATCATAGGTACCTACTGTCATTATGTTAGATACTCTACCGTATAAAACAACGGAGCTTCGATATTGTTTTTCATCGGGCCCTACTTCTGATAAATCTCTAGGTATTTTATTTATATTGTCATTAAATAAAACTGTAAAAGCGGTTTCATTTGTTTCATCGCTAGGAAATAAGCCGTTGTCAATTCCGCCGGCAACGGCGCCTGATGGAAGAGTTTCAGTTTCAGGGAAAAGAAGATTGGTTGCACCAGATTGTCCAGGATATCCATTGAGTATTCCGGGAAGGTATACATTGTAATATTCTTGCTGCGTTTGTTTTACAACTATCTTATAACTATACCAACCTAAATCATTTATTGTATAAGCAAATTTTAAATCTGTACCATTAGAGGGTAAATTTTCAGCTCTTAAGTAAACAGGGCTAACCTCTCCGTCTGTGGTTACTCGCCATTGGTTTTGGGCAGGATTAGTTTCTGTTATGTCTAAAACTTCAACAAAGTCTTGATAAGCTCCTCTTAAATAATCTCCAATTCTTGGTATATTATTATTATTATCTAAAGGGGGATTAACGTTTAATCTGAAGTTGTATATGTTTCCATTTATGCTATTACCGCCTAAGGCTACCGCATATCCCTCTCCGGATCCAGAGCCGGCGTTTTGCTTTATAGCATAAAGACCCGGTGTTCCTGCGGCTAAATTTTTTGTTGAAGTTATTTCTGAATTTACTAATACCATTATAGCATCTCCAAACCAATTTTTAACATCGGTATCTCCAGGAGCAATATTATAAGGACTATATATTGTGGAACCAAAATAAAATTGCCCATTATTAATAACCCCTTTATCAACAGAGGATAATATAACAGGAGATTGTCTTCCAAATTTATCAGCCAGTACGAAACCTACTTGATAATTTCTATTTCTTTTTACAGAATGATTTGGGTATTCAACCCAATTATTGTATTTACCAGTAGTACTTTTTTGAGATATTCTGCAATTATAGTTTATATTTGGCGGCGGAGTGTGCTGATCTCTATAATTACCATATATAATTCTATTTCCTGAACTTTCTTGAGAAAATGCTCTTACTGGCACTTTATCATAGACTCGGGTTGTTTGAGCCTCTGGCAAAGTTTTGTAGGGTTTACGTGACTGATAATCATAAGTGTAATAGTTAAGTGTCCCATCCTGAGCTACTATCGTTCCGACAGAAACGCTTTCTAAAACTTTAACAGCTACTCCGTCACTTTCTCTAAATAATATTTCTAATTCTTTTATTTTATAGTCATTAGCTATTCTACCGGCCTGAGTAGGCAGGGGTATTACTAGCCCAATGTTTTGTACTTGATTTTCCATAAAAGGGACAATCGTAGATTGATAAGCTGTTTCTTCATCTCCATTTAAAAAAAATCCATTCTGCTTAGGTATATAAGCAATCTGAGTAAATGGAGCCATTAAAGAATATTCGTTGTCATCAAATTTAAACCTATAACTAAACCTAACGAATTTATCTTCTAAAAAATCAGGATCTCCAGGCCAATCATTTTCTCCTGTTTTATTTGTCATTGTAGACTCAATCAAAGACACATAAGAATCAGGATCTAACGGGGCTGTGAAGTTAGGCGAAACATCTACCCTTGTTTCTCCGAATGCTGAAATATAGCTAACGCCAGTAACTTTTATATGTTGTAATCCAGTTATGCTAGGAGATTGTTCTGGCGAAACTACTGTAGCCCCAATAAATGGCTCTATAGAGCTTTCTACATCTCCATCAATTGCAAAATAAGTAGTACCTCCTCCGCTAGTAACAAGATCAATTCTATTATATAGTTTTATTGCTTGATAAGGGTTGTATTTAGCTACAGATATTTGATGTTCCTGCGTGTAATAATCTTCGGCTGCTTGAGTTCCCATAATTTTATTGTATTATCCGGCGGTAGTGGCTAAATTAATATTAATTTTTCTAGGCTGATTCCTGTTATCAGTCCAAAACAATAAATTTTCAATTAAATTTATTCCTAGTATACGGTCAGTAGTTGAAAAATTTAAAAACTCACCTCTTACTAAAATTCTATATTCTTTTGTAATATTATTATAAACGTATATATAATGGTTAGTTCCTATAGGCGCATCAGTAGGTCTAGACGGGTTAGGATCAGTATAATCAGTTAAGAAAATAAATAATTGATCTGAAGAATTATCTTCTTTAATTCCTATAATAGTAAATCCAGGACCTATATCGGTGGTGGTTATTAGATCATTTCCTATTACGTTTTCTAGAGCTCCTACATCGTCGTCTTCGGATCTACCAACAGATATGTTCCTAGCGTCTCTGTATTCGCCGTTAGGTAATATTCTATCGTCAAGATCCTTATTCATCTTAGACTTTAGAAATGTATTTTTTATTTGTTGAGCCATTTAATTATGATTTAATCCATTTAGATTTGCCTCGCATTACTTGAACTATTTCTTCAAGTTTAATATTAGATAATCTTATTTTAGCATTTCTTAACTTTGCAGACCTATCTCTTTTTAATCTTTGTATTATATATTCCGGTTGATTAATTCTAGATGCTAATATTGAATAAAGAATATGAGCATATAATGCGTCTTCAGCCATTTTAGGTATTCTAGAATCTAAAGCATAAGCTAATCCGTCTGAAATATATTCTAAGACTATTCTTCTATCTACTAAATTAGACGAGAAAGAAATTGTTCCATCTCTTTCATTAACGTTAAACCAACCGTTTCTTTGAGAATATTGGGGATCACTACCATATCTTTCTCCAGAACCTGGATTTCCAGTAAGCCACCCCGCATAATCTGAATACTCGACAGCGCTTATGTTACCACTTAAAAGATTATCATTAGCAGCTCGCCATAATTCTAATGTTTGAGAGGATCCCTCTAAGTTATCTCCAAAATTATCTTGAACGGGATTACCGCCTTCCTCGTCTTGTAAAGGAACTTCGTAAGGCGCAATTGTTAAGTTATTAGCAGGATATATTTTGTGTTTAACGCCCATTGGGTCGATATAACTTAAGCTAACGTAGTTAACATAATCCTGAGGTATTATTACACTAAGACTAACAGGTATGGTTAGTTCTTGAGATTTAATACTTTTTAAAGTATCATAGTTAAACTCCTGCAACCCTCTTTTGGCATGAAATATTACATCAGTTCTTTTGACATCGGGTATTAATTTATGTTCACCGACATAGGTTGCTATAAATCCGTCTATAACGTTGTTAAGAGAAGTATAAGAATATCCGCCATAATTTTCTTGCACAGCCGAGCCTAAAGCTTCTCCATTTCCATAACTACCGCCGTTCATTGCTTTGAGTTGAACAGCTACATAAGTATTTGTTGGTATTGGCACTGTTGTTATTATCGTATTACCTTCAACCGTAAAGTCTAAAAGATAAGCCGAAAAAGACCCCGGGGTATTATTAGGGCTTGTATATAAAACAAAATTGTTTAAAGTATAATCTACAGTTCCAGGGTCAGAAGACCCAAATATTAAATCTGTATTAAAAGTTGTTACAAACCTACCTGTGCCATCAGATAAAAATCTTTGAGAACCTGCGTAATATTGTGCGTTAGTTTCGGTTATTAAACCGCCATTAGGTATAGGCATATCTTATAGTGTTGAACGTTGTACTTCTTGTTGAACTTGTTGTGAGGCTACCTGAATAACCGAAGGGTCTCTAATAACAATACCCGAATAAAGTAATATTTTTAATATTATATTAGTTTGTTCTGTTTTTGATAATTCAAAATCCGTAGAATTTGTGGGGTTATATTGATAATAATTTTGGCCCGATGGTATTATAAAATTCCAAATTACGTCTAAAGGTTTTCGTAAATAGCTAATGGTTATGTCCGATGCTATAGTCTTTGGATATAAATATAATTTTTTATCCTCATATAAATAAACAGGATAAGTTTCTGTAGGTGCTATTATAGGTGTAGAATTTAAGTACAGGATCTCATTTCGCTGCACCAGTTGAGCTTCTTTTTCGTCTTTATATATAACAGTGCCCAATCTGTAAAAGTCCTCAGGAGTCGCCGTAACGACTATAGCGTCATTATTTGCAGGTATAGTGCTAAATATTATATTAGCTCCACTAATTGAATAAGCAGTAGTTAATACCCCGTTAATAGTAACTGATATTACGCTGCTTGCTAATTGAGAAGACGTTATTGATGTAAACGGAAACAAGGAAGTTGTCCCGTCTCCTGTAAAATTTTGTACTGCAGCTGTAGCTCCAGAAGCTGTAGGCAAAGTAAAATACCCGCCTGCAGAATTATAGTCAGCAACACCGTATTTTTTAAATATAGATATGTCTTGATCAACGTTTTTAATTCTATCCCCGTACTCGGTGTCATTATCGGGTCTTCTAAGTTGTTGATTTACTGTGTCAAAATAACTTTCAAATATTTCTAACTGAACTTGCGTTGCAACTTTGTTAAATTCATCTGGTGATAGGTTACCTCTCTGTTCTTTATTAAGAATAAGCAACACCGTTTTATAAACTATGTCTACATTTACTGCCATTTTATTTTTTTGTTATAAATATTAACCGGCCTCACTAAAGAAACCGGCTAATAATAATTCACCATCTATAATATAATTACGTGTTTTTTTAAAAAACTACTAATTAAACTTTTTTTCTATAGATCTATATACTTCAACACCTTCGTCCGTTTTGAAAAAAGCCGCCATAGCTGAATATGGGTTCTCATCAAAAGGCACGGACATTAGCTTCCGCCCGTTAGATGCCCAAGAAAAAGTTCGTTGATCCTGAGATAAATTAATTATGTTTGCTTCGGTAGCTTTTATAGCTACATTACGCAACTGAACATTGTCATCATTAGCTAAGTTTAAAAATAACTCAGGGTTTCTATTTGCAAATATTCTTAAATCTCTTTTTATTTCTTTAGAAGATAATTTGCTGACTGCACTACCCATTTCTACTCTTAGTATAGCCTCTGCGTCGTCAATATCCATATCTCTTGCAAATACTGCTGCATCTGTTTGTAAGTCTAGTAATTCTAAATCGTCAAAAGCTTCCTCTACTGGATCATATTCTTCATATATCCTGCCTTTCATAGGATGATATAATGAAAGTAGCTTTTGTAAATTTTGTTTTTCTTTAGGGACTCTTAAGTCTCCATCTTTAAACATTATATGCCCTAAGGTAGCTTCTCCCTCTTGTTCACTTTTAAAAGGCGAATCGTGATTAGTAGCGTATCTTAGTTCTTCTTGTTTTCCTGTTTCTTCATTAAAATAAAGCAAAGCATGTTTTCTAGTATGCCTTACCGGTATTGTATGAGTTAAAGGAGTATGTCTTCCTAATAAGAAATATATTCTATCTTTGATTTCCCATTTAGGTTTTGCTGGTTGAACAGGTGCCTGTTTAGTTGGCTTAACTGTTTCTGTTTGTACTGGTAACCCATCTGTAATAGGTTCTTGTGGTGCAACTTTTTTAGTTGCTGTTTTTTTATTTGCCATAATATAATATAATTAAATAATTAATAAAAGTAATAATTACCCCCGTTAATACAACGAGGGTAATGATTACATTTGAGCTATTATGCTCCTCTGAATAATACAAAGTTGTTAGCTGCCTGAGTAATCAAACATCTTTCAGATAGGAAGTTTACTTCCATTGCATCAAGAGTTGAGTTACTAGCGCCTCCAACAGATCCTGTTAACCAAGACTTCATTCTACGATCATCGGTCTGAGAGGCTCTGTATCGTACGTGCAAGAATGGACGACGAATGTTAGTTCCTAAAACTTGATCATATACAGTTGAAGTTCCAGCTGGTACCAATACTCCTTCAATTGAATTAATACCATCAATTGCTCCACGAGTAGATGCATCATTTAGGTATTTCCAATCTGTTTTGTAAAAGTCATAAGATCCTCTACGGAATCCGCTGAATCCTAAGTTAAGAGCCATATCTTCTGAATTTTCAAATAATCCAAAAGCAACACCTCCAGCAGCTCCGCTAGAAATAGCAGCAAGCATATCATCAAAATCTAAAGCTGTGGCTCTGTTTAAGAATAACATGTTTTCCTCAATTGCTCCTTGTGTATCTAGGTTTTTAAGGATAGCATCAAATTCCGCTAATCCACCACCTGCAGTAAACCCAGTTTCTACATTACCTCTATCTTGAATAGCTGCAAATAAACCTTGTGTTCCTGGCTGAGTTAATGGATTAAGAGCAGATGCATTTAATTCACCTTCTACCATTGCCATTTCTAAGTAATCCTCAAAACGTAAACGTGTTTCAGATTCAGCTTTTAAATACCATAAGTATCCGTCAGTTCCATCTTCAGTAGCAACATTTACCCATCCGATTTGCGCGGTATCAGATCCAGATACAACATACTGATCTCTTATAATAATAGGAGAGTTAGAATACTGAGTTAATACTGGCTCTACACTTACTCTAGCTGCTGAATTTCCAGCACCAGCTCCAATTGTAGTTCCTTTAGAATAATCAGATCCGTAAACGAATACCTTTAATCCTGTAGCTGTAAATCCTAAAGCAGTAAATGTTTGCCCTGAAAATACTTGAATTTTAATAGAGTCCGCAGCAAGTAATGATCCTGCATTAGCTCCTGATTCAGTAACAATACCTTTAGCCTCTTTTCCAGTAGTTGGATCTAATACAACAACTGTGTCATTAATAGAGATTACGTTTTGTACTCCTGCAACAGCTGCGTTATTCAAATCAACGATTTGCTTAGTCCCATCTACTGCTCCAAGCTCTACATCTGTGTAAGATATATGCAGGCGGTTTTGTTCAGACCAAATAACTTGATCAGATGTCATTGGCATTTCAGCACCAACCATTCTTAAAAATCCAGATAACGTTCTGTTTCCATAACGCTCTACTTCTGCTTCGTAGATTTCTGGTAAATACTGCTGAGCAAAGTCAGCAAAGTTCCCTGGGACTCCAGCGGCTCCGCCATTGTTGTTCCATTGTAGGTAATTTGTCGCAAGTAATGATTGCGTTTGTGATGGGACAATAGTCCCAAATTGTGGTAATAAACTCATTGTTATGTGTTTTTAAACTTTTTAATTTTCAATTTTTTGGAGTCCGCTCCAGAAACTGACTTAACTTTATAAGCTCCAAACCTTGCACTCTCAACAGGAGCAGCTTTTCGCGCTTCCGTTGAAACATTATTAGATTTGTTTACTACATCTCTAATAGCGTCTGATTTGCCTTGTTCGTAAAAGTGACTTGCTATTTTATCAGCATTAGCACCAGCGTATAAAGCCTTATGATACCCTTTAGTATCTTCAACCGTCCCATCTTTTCCAAGGAACTTCCCTAAAAAATTATTAATGTCCGATTGTTTTTCTCCCACTTGTGAAGCGTTTTGAACTCCGTATCTAAACTTTTTATCTCCTAAATTAAAATCGAAACCTTCGAAATCTTTATTAAATAATTGTTGAGTTTGAGTCTTAAACTTCTCGTGGTTTTGTGAGTTTCTTTTTTGATCCTCCTGGTAGCGATTAAAAAAATCAGCAGCTTTTTGTTGATCCTCAGGAATAGCTGGCGATTTCAACTTGATATCGTCATAATACTTTTTCTTTGTATCTTCCAAAAATTTACGGGCTTTTGAAACCTCTTCCTTATATGCGAGTTTTTTTCGTTTGATGTCTCGCTCTTCATCAATATCTTCGTCAAATGCAAAAGTGTCCTCAATCATAAAATTAATTTCATCTTTTGACAAATGAGGCTTGCTAGCCTTGTAATATTCTTTTACTAAAACGTCTCTATCTATATCCTCGTAATTAGTGTTTAATCTTATGTAGTCCTGCATAGTTCCACCTGTTTCTCTCATAAAATCTACTAACTTATTTATGTTGTCAGGTAAATCATTTTGAGTAAGAGGTGGTTCAATAGCAGGAGCTTTAGCCTCTACTTCTTCTTCTTCTTCGGTAATTTCTTTAATGACTGGTTCGGGTGTTTCCTCCGCCATTTCTTGTACATTTCCGGCTGGTTTATTTTCATCCACACCATCTGTGCTTGGCTCTTGAACGGCATCTTTCTCTTCTTTAGGAATTACTACTTTAGTTACATTACTAGGAACGTCTATTAAAGGTTCTCTATTTTTAGCCGCTAGCTGTTCATCAGTTAGCTTTGGTTTGGACTGAATCTTAAAAGACCCCTCCGTTTTTGTTTGTTCATTCATGATATAATATTATATAATTATTAAATACTTATTTAACTGGGATCAAATGAGGATAAATCAAATCCTCCCATAACGTCATTACCTTGAGATTCAAAATTCTTAGGCATACCCTCTGTTTGTCTTTGCTGTATAAGCTCGCTTTGTTGAGTGCCCTGTATTTTTACTCTCTTGTCTTTACGATCTTCAATTTCTGCTTCTTTACTTTTAGCAGCCCCTATCTGAGCTTGAGCTAACTGCATATTGTACTCAAACTCCGTCGCCATTAATTGCTTTTTAATTTGAGCTTCTGTCTGCATTCTTTGCATTTCAAATTGCGACTTAGCTTGTTCTATAGCAACTTTTTCTGCTGTTAAAGCTTGTTGCTTCTGCACTTCTGCTAAAGCAGCTTTTTCTGAGGCCTCTGCATTAGCTTGTGCTTGCGCTTGTATGTTTTGTTGTGTTAAAGCCTGTTCTCTTTCTAGTTTTTTCTTGCGCTTTAGCTTTAGCATTTGATTAGCTAACTTAAGGTTTTTAATTTCTCTTATGTCTATAGCGTCCTCAATGTCAATGCTCCCCTGTTGTAAAGAGGCATTTATATTAGCGGCTAATTCAGCTTTTTCTTCGTCATCTGGTTCCATTTCTAAATATATTCCAAAGTCATGAAGATTTAAGTTTTCTATTTCCTTCAGTGTTTCCACATTAAATGTAGAAATACTATTCATTAAAGCATTTTTCGTAAGAGGAAAATTTAATACATCAGCTATTTTTAAAGATATATTTTCGCAGGTGCTTAAAGCTAAAAATATACTTGCATCTTGTATATGTTTAGTAGCTACATTTGAAGCGTTAGCTGCCATTTTTTGTAGACCGACTAATGAATCCGCTGAGGGTAATGACCCATCTCTTGCTTCGTTTAATCCAGTAACGTCTCTAATCATTTGCATATTGTAATTATACGCGGTAATAAGAGATTGTATTTTACCCATACCATTAGAAGAACTTAATTCCTGTATAGGAACCTTACCTCTATTCATGTCACCATCTTGAGTAAGAGATCTACCTACAACCGAACCTGTTTGGAAATACATATTTAATGCTTCAGCCGGATTATAGTTTGTGCCATTTCCTAAATCAACCTCAGCTAGGCCGTCCATGTCTAAAAATATACCATCCGGAACCATACGGGCTAATACTTGTTGTATTTTAAGATGAGTTAATTGTATTACGTCCGCAAAGCCTATACATTTACTTATTAATGACTGTATAGTCCCTTTATACATTCTAGGAGCGCATAAAGAATAACTCATTTCAACACGAGTTGTATCTGCTAAGGGCCTAGTCATGTTCTCTGACATTTGCCACTTAAGCATTATATCAGTACCTACAATTTTTGCCCCCTCGTATAACACCTCTATTGATCTTGAGACTCTTTCAAAGTTGTCATTTGGCGGAGGGTTAAACTCATCAGTTTTTTCAATTGCTTTTTCTAATCCCGAATCGGTTCTTTTTATTTTAAAAACCTGATCTGTATATGTTTTGTATTCAAAATATAATACTTGAACAGTATTATAGTCGTAATTTTCAAAACCTTTAATATATCGGCGGTTACCCGGCATTTTTTGTATTCGCTCTAGTTCTTCGCTTGAAATATTAGGAAATTCTTTTTTAAGTTCGGGTATAGTTATTGATTTTACTTCTCCAACGTAGTATATATCATTGAAGTAAGGATCCTCAGTATACGACCAAACGCAGTAAGCCGGATCTACGTAATCCACTACAATACCTTCAGATGGGTTAAAAGAAGTTTTTGTAACACCTATCCCTATATTAACTAAGTCCTGATTTACTCTAGCCTTTGTAAGATCAAATTCGTTAGTTGCTAAAACGGTGCTAATAGCTTCTTCTTCTGCAACCTCAATAGCCTGCTTATAACTTAGTTGCATGTGCAAATCTCTTTCTTCTACTGATTCAGGCAAACTATCTGAAGGTATATTAGACCTGCTTAAATTTATATTAATAACTTCAGAAGCTTTAGCTTGCTCATCTTTAGTCAACATATCAAATAATATGTTCTCAGCAAAATCAGTTCTTTTCTTTAAAGATTCAGGATCTTGTGCATACGAAGTTAATTCATATTGTTTTTGAGTTATGCCATTTGCAACTATATTTGAAAACTTAGACAATATAGGAACCGGTTTCCAGTCTAAATTAAGATAAGATAAATCCCCGTTAATAGCTAATTCGTCTTTATATTTTTGAACACTTTGCTCGCCTCTAGCGTATAATCTTAAATTATGAAAGTTATTCCAATTATTTGCATATCTATTTGAACCACTTCCTCCATAATTGAACCATTCTTGTTCTATAGCCCTACTGACTTGCAGTCCGTATTCTAATGTTGACTTCTCAGCGTCACTTACTACTTGATCTGGAAATGGGCTATTAGTATTTGTACTTACATTCATTTATTGTATTATTTTTGAAGTAGATCCCTCGTTGTTATATTTTTTAAAACCTAAAGAATATGTTTTAGTTTTTATAGCGCCCTTAGGGCTATACCTATGTTTATTACAAGCCATTAATGCTAACCCGGAGCTTATGGAAGCATCGTGCTTAGTTCTGTTGTTTATATCAAATCTTGCCCAGTCCTCTAATGTTCTTTGCAAATAAATGTCGCCGTAACCTGTTTTCATTTCTCCCACGAATTCTTCTACATAAGTTTCTATGGCTGCTGCATGCGCTTGTTTTATATCTTCACTTGAATTAGGTATTCCCCCTATTTCTTTCTCAGCTAAAGATAATTTGTTATATGTTTTATCTGGCCTGTTAATACTAAAGCCCCTGTATCCTCTTCTTTTTAAATAATAAAGAAGTCTAGGCTTGTTATTTTCTGCTAATAAAGGCATTCCATAAAACACAATAGCCATAAGTACATCTTCAAAAAACATTTCTGCAGTTGCAGGTCTAGCTATGTATTCTAAAAAAAAATGATTTATAGGTGCGTCTTCCATAGAAAATTTAGTTAGTCCATGAAGTGATCCGTTAGATCCGCCGCCACCAACAACCCCGCTAATATCATAGCTATCACATCCAAAAGCTCCCATGTGCTCATTGCCAGGATATTTATTTCCATTTTTTATTATTATATTATTTTGTTGGCTTATGCTTGGAACCCAGGTAATAAAAAATCTTCCGCTTTTATTTGGGTAAAAAATAACTTTAGTATCTTTTATCCCGTTCTCCCATTGAAAATTACCTTGCGTAACCATTGAAGAATTTCTTAATTCTTCGTTATAATCTATTTGCTGATAAATTTTAGTTAAATTAAATAAAGATTGTTTAGCCTCATCTCTAAAAGCGTGTTGTTCTGTACGAGGAAATTGCCGATAATATTCGTTTAATGCATCTGCATCATCTTTTAATCCTTCAACTTCGTTTTCCCAGTGCTGTATTACTCCCTCTGTAATTAAATTTCCTTGAGGGTCTAATGTTTCTTTTTTTGGAACATCAAACACAGGATAGCCGTACTGATCAATAAAACCCTCATAATTCCATTCCATAGGAATAAAAAGTTTATATAAACCTGTTTTAGTTTGCCCATTTTTATTTCTTAATAACGTATCCGAGCCGTCGTATAATTTTTTAAAGTTTTTGCCGCCTTTATCCAAAGCGTTTGATGTTGATCCCATCATACACTTTCCAATAATTCTACTACCTAATCTTAAACAAGTTTTTGTTACTCGCCAGTTGTTAAGTATATTTGTAGGCTTTTCCCATTTACCGCTTTCATCGTGCACTAATAGTTTTAGTTTTTCACCATCATAACTATTATCACCTGTATTTTTCCAGTCAATAGTTGTGTCTAATCCGTCTAATTCTTGAGCTGCATTTGATTGTCCTCTAGTTTTCGCCTTGTAAATTTAGAAGCGGGCACTCTGTAAGCTAACTCTGTTTTTGGACGGTCCATACCGTCTTGTATTGGTTTAAAGAAAAACGGATAGTTTACCGAGATTGGTACAACTTTATCCGTAAACATTTTTTTAGCATCAGCCCCCGATTTGGACAGTATACCGAATCTAGAGTCTGAAGATATCGTAGCTGAATTAACTGTTTCTCCCGACGACATGAATGAAAATCCAGAGCGTCGATTTTTAAGGTAACAAATACCGTACGATCTTGAATCCGCTTTGCAGGCTTCCCAAAATATATAGAATAATCTATTTGATTCTCTAAAGTCCGGTAATCCAACATCAATTTTGGACCACTGCAGGTACATATAGTGAGTGCCAGTAATGTAAGTAGGCTTGCTTTTATTAATAAACCAAAACCCTTTTTCACGTCTTTCAAATTCTTCATCTATATATGGATGCCATTGTTCTTTAAAACTATTTGGGTAAGCGTTCCAATCTTGAACACTTTTAATTTTTTTTAATAACTTAGGATATTCAGCGGCTTTCCATTTGTTGTCCCCTAAGTTTTTTACATTTTCTGTTTTGGGTAATGCAATCATCACATTACCAATTTCGTATATATCACCTATTTTTCCGGACTTGCTAATTACAACGACATCGTGTTCTTTGTTATAGCCGTAATCCCACTTAGAATAGCGATTCTTTTTTTTAATTATAGCAGGTTTAATGTAATCATTAACTACTTTATATAACGTTTGTTCGTAAGCCATTATTTAGATCTCCCCTCCGCAAACCCTTTAAAAGCAGGTTTACTTTCTTTATTACTAGAGTCTAAAATCATTTGCTCTTCTTCTTGTATTTTGTTTAATATTTCAAAAGCGTCAAATATGCAAAGTTTTTTAGTAGCGGCAGCATTTTTAAGTCTGTCAGCGGATATATCCTCCTCTGAGTCAACGATCTTTTCTTTTGCTACCTTTACTAATTCTTTAATTGCTTCGCGCCCAGCCGCTATTATATTCTTCTTCGTTTCTATCGAGCTCATACTTTATAACAATATCATTTGATTTCATACAATACATAATCTGATTATCTATAACAAATTCCCATTCGCTATTTGGTGTAAATCCAATTATGTCTCCTGGATTGATTCCAGCGCGTTCTAAGGACTTATTACCTATTTTTAGTATACCAATAAGGCTAGCTGTTTTATCGCTGCTAAAAGGGTCTTTATTTTTAACCGGAGCAACAAAGCATCTATCCCCAAATGATTTCCAGTTCTTTTTGCTTTTGTACAAATATATTTGATCTATTGCACACATAAAAAGTCCGTCCTTAAGAAATGATCTACTATTTTTTTTAAGTCCTTTCATATCATAAAAAACTCTAAACACGTTATGATGAACTACAATTAGATCTCCTTTTTTTATAGGTGTTGCAAATGCCGCTGGGGTTTCTACAACTTCCGCTATATTATTAACGTGTTTAAAACTCTCTATAGAAGTATTAGTTATAAGGTCCACTTCTCCAACCTTTACCGTATTATCATATCTTTGGCCTACCGGCTTTATGATAAAATCGTATATACTCCTCATTAGTACTCCAAGTCATACTCAACGGATATTGCCATGTTAGAATTAAATTTCTTCCATGGCATTACCTCATTGTTCTTTTTTATAAATATATTATAAGAATTATCAGACTCTTCAAATATTATATGAGAAATTTCGTGCCCACCGTAAACTGTCTGCTTAACAGAGTAATGCATTGCTTCGTTCTTATAGTCAGCACCAATACTAATTTTTCTTATAACATTATCCATTACATTAGTCTTTATCTGCAGGAACTATTTTTTCGTAGCTTCCATTAGTTAAATCAATGTTTATAGGTCCATACTCTTCTTCTATTGCAGCTTTAAATTCATCTAGCTCTTTTTCAAGCATATTTACCTGGTAAATAGCTTTTGCTTTTTGAACTTCTAGCCCTCCAATATGAGCGCAATACTTCTGCAAGTCTGCTTGCAATCCTTGTACTTTTTCTAATTGTTCTTTACTGATTGATAAATTTTCTGATTTCATTTCTTTTACTTTACTCATGTTAATTTAATTTAATTGTTAATAATTATTTTATTTATTGTTGGGCTCGTCTAGACGCTATGTTATACTTTGCAGCATCTCTGTTTGCATATCGCATATAATCAGTTGAATCTTTTTTATACGCATTGTGTTCTCTTCTAGCATAAGGGTCCCCTTTTTTGGCTAGTCGTTTTTTGTATTCAGGAATTTGTTTCTTAGGCGCTTTATCTGCATAAGGCTTAGGAGTATACGTTTTGGTATTAGAATCGTAGATAACATTAGAAGTTTCTGGTGTTGCTATTGTGCCATCGCGAGCGTCTGCATTAAATTTCCTGCTGCCTGGAGTACTTCTGTATTCTGTTCCGTCTTTTTGATCTACGGCGTAGTAATTCCCACCACTATCCTTTTTATTTTTAGAATATTTTCCTCTTCCTTCTTTTTCGTCATTACTCATTTCTTGTCTTAAGGGTGTTCCATTGGTTAGATCCTCAAATTTTTTGTTTTTTAGTGGAGCTCTACCGGGTTCTTGCATGTATGCCATAATTATTTATTTTAATCGGGTTAATATAATATCTCCTTCCCAGTCGCCACTATAAGTACAAACAATAATATCCTCACTTTGTAAAGAATATTCAATTTGAACAGTGTACCCGTTAAGAGAATTGTGTAGGTTAGTTGTTAATTTATTGTTTTTATAATCTATTATTTTTTCTGTTATTACTCTATTTTTGCTAAAACTTGTATTAAAAACGTTTAATACCGCATATTCTGAAGTTACTATTGTGGTTATGTAAGAGGAGGTTTTACTCTCCCATAAACCACTTAACTCTTTTTGCGCAAATAATTGACTTGATACTAGTAATAATAATGTAATAAATAAATTTTTCATTTTATTAGATTTAATTGTTAATTTTTAATTGGTGTTTCTATAACGTATTTAGCATGAGGAAAATAATAATCATATCCTGGATACATTATTTGAGTATATCCCCGGTCGTCAGTCCCTAATACTTTAAACTTAACTCCTTTCATTGTTATGTGCCCTCCCTTTATGATATTTTGAGGTTTGTTAACGTCAGGGCTGTTTTTTAAATAACCTTTTTTAGAAGTTTTCATTTATGAATTTTTATAAGCTTCAGCTTCCCAAGGCAAATTTTTTGCCCCTTCTTTCATAGTGCTTCGTGAATAAGCTTTCCCTTTCCAATAAACATTTTTATCGTCATAATCTAAATCACCTCTTTTCATTTGATTGATGTGTACCATTTCGTGGTCTATTACATTTTTTTCTTTTAGAGGAGATAGTTTATCGTTTAATATAATAGTTCCATTATTATTAGCTAATCCCAAAGTAGTTCCGTCTAAGTCTTGATAATATATAGGAGTATTAATTATTTTATAAGGAGCTTTAATTTTAAAAGGCATTTTATTTTTTCATGTTTTTTTCAATAGCCGCCTGTCTTTTACTTTCGTACCCTGACATTTTACCGTCTTTATCTAAATCACCTTTCATAGGTAAAGATGACTTTGTTTTTGCCATTTTCATTGCAAATGGGCTACTTGGTTTTTTGTAATTGTTCATTGGCTTTATTTTTTTAATTTGTTTGTTATTTTTTCTCCTGATCTTACTACAAAGTAACCACCAACGGCGGTTATCATAAGTGCTTTAAGGAGGTCAATCCATTCTGGATCTATGTTGAATGGTATTGAATTTGTGCTATCTAATATAACGAACAGAAACATACTTACTAATAAAAAGGACAACGTTAACGGTCTTACGTTTTTTGATAGCCAGCTGTCTGAATGCAAATCTGCTTCCCAGCGTTTAGTTATTTCTTGTTCCCTTACTGCATCTGTTTCCAGCTCCGCGAGCAATATTTTTTTATCTAATTCAGATAATTCAGGATCTCCTTTAATTGCATCACCTAATTTACTTAACGCTTCAACACCAGTTAATGATCCTGCCATATCCAGCAGTTCTGGCGCAAACTTTTTTCCTTGAGCGGCTAAGAATCTTAATGCTTTTCCTACAGCTGTTCCTTCGCCACCGTTCTTTTTAGCATTTGGATTTTTACTCATTTCTTTTTTCTTTTTAAAGAAGAAGTTCTTTTACCCATACCTGTTCTTTTCTTTTCTGCTACAGCCTTTTTCTTTTCAGCCGGAGACATTTCTTTCCATGTTTTTGGAGTTTTTGAACTTACTCTTTTAGAAGGCCTACACTTTTTGGTTTTTTTATTCTTAGTAGATCCACAAACATTACCTTTTTCGTCTGTCCATTTTTCTTTAAACCATCTTTTTAATGAAGCCCCCTCTTTTGTTTTACGAACAGCCATTATTTTTTACCTTTGTTCTTACGACACTTTGCAATTGCCCCGCTGGCATAAGCGGATGGAAATACTTTATAGCTTCCTTTTATTTTATAATAGCAAGCGTCTTTGTTTGTTTTCTTTTTCATCTTCTACCTGGATTAGTTATTCTAAATACCGGCTTTGCATCCCAGCCGTTTCTACCTTTTGATCCTTTAGTTCCTTTTATAGAAGGCTTCATGTACTTGCTAAAGCATCCGCAATTTTTTTTATTTTTCATACTAACAGTTCCATTTTCTTCGCGCAGCCAATCCTCTTTCTGACTTCCAGCCTTTAGATCTTGCGCAAAATGATTTACGTCTTTTAGCGGCCTTACTACCTTTTTTAAGTTTTGAAGGAGGTGTGGTTACCGCAGTTTTTAATTTACTGCCGGGATTATCCTTACGATACTTAGCAACTCCTTTAGCAGTCATTCCCCCACCGGCTTTCTTTCCGGTACCTTTGCCTTTTTTTACTTTTGCGTAGTTTCCTTTAGATTTCTTACGCGATGGTGCCTTACCTCTTTTTTTAGGTGCTGCCTTTTTCTTAACTGCCATTATTCTACTGTTTTATCCCAACGGGCTCTAGTTTTTCTTATATCGTAATGAGTGAAGGTATTGTATTTGCCAAGACCTCCTTGTAATATATGTCCGTGTTCAGCTAAATTATCTATAGTTTTATAGACCTCTAACGGATCTAACCCACTTACTTGGATATCTGCTGCTTTACCTAAAATATGTTGAGAATTTGAAACTCCCCCCACCTTTTTATTATGTTCTGGACATCTGTATGCGTTTGTTAGTTTAATAGGTTTTCTTATAAAATCCCTAATGTGCTGTAATTGCCCAGCTAGTTTTTGAATTTCCATCAAAACTTCTTCTGGCATATCACACCCACAGTTACAATCAAATTCAGATTTACTAAAATTTTTAGTAAGATTCATTGTACCTTCCTTTCTTGGCACACTCTGTTATTGGTTTAGACTCGTAGCTGCATGGGTATTTTAATACCTCCATGCCTCTTATTCCTGATGAAGAACCTTTACCGTGAGGTCTTCCTGACTGACTTAAGGGACCATCCCATAAAGCGCTTTCCCCTACTTCTCCTGAAGCTTTACCTGTTGCGTTAGCTATTGGTTTTTTTGTATATTCCATATTTTTTTTAAATTAATGCACTATTAAAAGGATTTATTGAATTATTTCTTTGTTCTTGATTTCCAAACATTGCTTCTCCCGTAGCTATTGCTCTTGGGTCCATAGATGAAGAAGCTGAAGGCGTATTAGATCCAGAGGCCTCTAATGCGGCTATTCTAGCTTCTAGCCCACTTGTGTCTGCACCTGATGAAGCGGCAGCCGCCATTCCAGCTGGCGCTGGGTTTGAAACCCCTGCGGCATTGCCAACAGAGCCTTGCCCCATAGCTTTAGCTTGTATTTGAGCTTGAGTAGTAGGCCGCATTCCCAACATTGCACCTGCAGCTGAAGAAATCTTATCTTTATTAAATTGTGATGCTTGCTGCACCATAGCTGATACTATTCCTGCCATAATTATCTTGTTTTATCTTTATTAATTTTTTCTATAGCAGTGGCTAAAGTTTTGTCACTGTAAGAAATTCGTTTCATTGCTGGGTTACGTCTTGTAGAAGTTGGTATATCTTCTGTCCCCAGCATTATTCTATAAATCTGTTGTATTATATTTTTTGTTTGTAAACTGACCTGATATATACTATAACTTTTATCTGCACCGTTATATCCTCTCCATTTAACTATCCAACCTTCTTTTAATAATCTATTCCATCTACGATTGTCCCAAGAATAAATTAATATACCATCTTCAAAATCTTTTCTTGTAAATTTGTTTAGACAATCAAAATATATTAATAGTTCTAAATCAGCATCGGTTAATCCGGTTTTTTTACAAGCCCATCTTCGTATTACTCTATAATGTTTTAACAGACCTATTTCTTTTAATTCCTGGCCGGTTAATTTTCTCATAAAACAAATACTACATCTTGAGCTTTAATTACGTGATAGGTTTCTTTATCAAGTTCAATCTTGTGTCCTGCATGACGATCGTAATATATTACATCATCTTCATTTATTCCGTCACATTCAGATCCCGTAGATACCACCGTAGCTTCTACGTATCTTATATCTTCTCGGTGATTCTCGGCTAAAAGCAAACCGCCTTTAGTTTTAGTAACACCCTCTTTTAATTTTTTTATTATTATGTTTCTACCTATTGCATTCATATTATCCTCTTACGTTAGACATAACACAGTTGGTAGACAATATTGTCGAAGCAACTGAGGCTGCGTTTTTTAGCGCAGATTTTGTAACTAATACTGGATCAATAATACCTGCTTTAAACATATTAACCGTTTTACCGGTTTCTACATTAACTCCTACATTTTTTTTATTAATGTCTTCGTATTCTAAACCAGCGTTTTTCATTATTGTTTTGCAAGGATAATACAAAGACCTCTATAACTAATTGTTCACTAGCTAATTTAGTTTTTATATTTCTTGCGGCATTTATAAGTGCAACTCCGCCACCGGCAACCACACCTTCTTTTATAGCAGCTTTAGTCGCGCATATTGCGTCTTCTACTCTATCTTTCTTTTCATTTAACTCAACATCCGAATTACCTCCAACTTTAACTATTGCAAGCTTTGCGGATAACATAGCTAATCTTTTTTCTAGTTTAACTATTTTATTAGGATTACTTTCTATAAGAAGTTGTTCCTTTATACTTTCTATTATTAATTTTATATCTTCTGACTGATCTTCTTGTATTTGAAAAACCGTGTCTTTAAATGTAGATACAGCTTTAATGCAAGTTCCTAAGCAATCTAAATCAATTAAATCTAAATCGTCTCCTAAATTTTCGCTTATAACTGTTGCTCCGGTTAACAAAGCTAAATCATCAAATATTTCTTTTCTATTAACACCATGAGTAGGTGCTGGCACTATATTAACTTTTATAGCTCCTTTGTTTTTATTCATTGCAAGAGCAGCTGCTACTTTTGCATCAACATCTCCTACTATTAGTAAAGCTATGTTGTTTTTTATAACATGTTCTAGTACTGTTTGTATCTGTCTTATAGTATCAACCGCCGAATCAATTAATAATATTTTAGGATTATTTAACTCCGCTGTATTGCTTGCGTGATTTGTTACAAAGTGATTATTCGTAAACCCTTTTTCATATTGCACCCCTTCAACGACTTCAATTGTAGTATTACCATCTTGTGATGTTTCCATCATAACAACTCCAGTTAAATCTACAGCTCTATAAGCATCTGCTATCAGCTTGCCTAATTCTAGCATCATTATTTGTAGATATTGTAGCTACCTCATCAATCATGTCGCCATTTACCGGCTTAGCTTGTTTATCTAAGTTATTTAAAACTTTATCTACTACATTATTTATAGCATCACGTTTTTCTCTACTAGTAAATTTAACTGGCGACTTAGCAAACTCTTTTAAAATTGCGTGAGCTAACACTGTAGAAGTCGTTGTGCCATCTCCTGCTTCAGCTACTGTTCTTCTTGCTGCTTGCTTTAACTAGTGATGCCCCCATATTTTCTACAGGATCTAATAATACAGATAATTCTGCTACCGTTACACCGTCTTTAGTTATTACAGGTATTCCCTGGGCATCCTCAAAAATTACACATTCACCGCCTCCCTCCTAGTGTTGATGCTACGGCTTCAGTAAGTGTTTCGATACCTTTAAACACTTTTTCTCTACCTTTGTCTCCAAAGCTAAATTGTTTTACTATTTGATTCATTTAATTAGATTTTATTATATAATCACACGTAATTTAAAAAAACTACAAAACTTATTTAATTAAGATATACTAGCTACTGTTAATACTGTATATGTAACTTCTCTACCGTCTGGCACTGACGTGTAATCTAGTGTTATAGTATCACCTACCGCATATCCCGAACCTGCTGCTGTTATAGAGGAAACCGAAGTTGCGGCTCCACTACTATTTAAAACTACATTAAAAGTAGCTCCCGAGCCTGAACCACTGGTACTTCTTTGAACGGTAGCAAAAGTTCCAGCAAACCATTTTATATATCCCACGGTACTTATTGTTACCGTAGCCACTCCTCCTGTAGATGTAGGACCTGGAAAAACTTCATCCTGATAAACATAAACATCAGTAAATTCCGTAGGTTTACCACTACCTGAAGTTCTATACACTAGCCCTACAACATCATCTTCATTAGTATTTTTTATTTTTATAGGCATATTACTTTATTAAATAAACTGTTCCAGTTACTAAATTACCATTATTTGCAGCGGTATTATAATCTGATAAATCTATTTGCACAATATTAGTTATAGTAGAACTCCCTGAAGGTTCTCCTGATGTTGTAGATGTAACTCCCCCTCCTGCTCCAACTAAATTTGCTGCTGTTATTTTTTTAACTGTATTGCTACTACTAATATCTACTATAGGTATTAAATCACCTGAAGCAGCGCTAGTCAATGTAGAAGAAGCCGCTGATATATAGTTATTTGTACCTGTCATATCTATAGAAAGACTTACCGAACCAGAAGTACTGCCTCCGCTGAGTCCTGAACCCGAACTGGTGTTAACCGCTGTTATATCTCCGTTGCCCGTTCCAGTTAGCCCTGTGGTTATGGAGGTAATTCTACCATAAGCATCTACCGTTATTTTATCTATTTTAAGACCATTATTATCAGATCCATAATCCCCTGCGCCTATGCCTCCTGTAGCCATATTTAATGTCACAGTAGAAGCTGTTCCGCCTCCAGTTAAATTTGTGCCTGCAACTACTTCAGAAATACCACCGGAAGGACCTGAAGATACAGATCCGTCCGCCATTAGGTATTGTGTAGACGTGCCGCCATCCTTTACAAAAGAATCGGCGGTTATATCTCCTCCAGAAGTTAGGCTATCATAAAATTCTATTGCCATTTAATTATATTTTATATTATCCTATTTTTTGTACTAATACTCTTACACTATTAGAAGGTGCAGGATTAAAAGTTATTGTAGCTTGTGATGTAGATATTCTATCTACTCTAGCATATACCGTTAAATCCGTTACCGTATCATATAATTGCACTATTACATCTTTTGTCCCCAAACCGTGCGTTATAGTGGCTGTCGCAGATACAGTGGTTGCATAAGTACTAGCTGAATTAACCGCTGTGTTTAACGCACCTACAGATACCTTATGATTTTTAGTTCCACTTAGGTCATAAATTATTAAGGAGTCTCCCCCTGCAATATCCGATAACTCTGTTAAACCAGCTACATCTAATCCTACGGTGGCGGTACCTGACGAATAAGATACATTTAATCCGTCTAATGTATTAGCTACTGAAGCATTTACATTGCCAATACCTACAGTAGTTAGATCTGCAAGATCAATGTTATTTTGAACAGTAGTCCAATCAGCAAGCGCAGTAGGTGCATCTGCTTCTGCAATAAGTACATCACCCGCGCGAACCTGCTCTGTAAAGAACAATCCCGGATCAGTAACAGTGTATGTCCAACCTTTTTTAATACTTGAACTAGGAGAGGAATCTAAATCAGGTGTATTAGTTGCTGCGTTATATCCACCTTGATATATTAATCCTCCTACTATTAAACTATCTGCATAAGCTTTAACAGCAGCCGAAGTAGGTAAGGTTACATCATTATCGTTATTAGATATTCCTTCAGTTTCTGTTATAACAACCGCTGAATTTATCATTGCAAAATCAACTGCTCCAGAAGAAATTGTCGTTGTTATTGAAGTAGTTCCAGACCCTGTTACATCTCCTGATAAAGTTATGGTTTCATTTGCTTCTAAATATCTTCCATCTAAGTCTACGCTTAAATCAGCTAGTGCACCAGTTCTTCCTAATGTCAAAGTTCCATTAGCCGTACTAAAAGCCACGGAATCTACGTAGTTGTCAGTGCTTGAAGACGGGGTGGGTAATGTTAGTGTTTTTAAGTTTATAGCTGTAATATGCCCAGACGCATTAGAGCTAACACTATCTACCGCAGTAAACGTACCTCCAAAAGCAGGCGAACCTGTGCTTGTTGTATCGGTTCTTGTTTGCGAATCATGAGTTATAGTTATAGTAGAATTTCCAGCTTGATTTGCTGTAAATGTTCCGGTTCCTCCCAGAACTCCTGTTCCTTGAACCGTTAAAGTTCCATTACCTACAGTTGGTACATCTCCAGTTAATGCATATCTGCCGTCTAAGTCTACTGTAACACTATTTTGGTTTTGTACTGTTGCGGTTAAAATACCGTTAGCAGTATTAAAAGCTAATCCTGTTAGATAATCGTTATCGGCTGAAGTAGTATCTATAAAGCCCCAAGCGGTACCGTTATAGTATTTTAATTTATTAGCTGTTGTGTTGTAATAAATTTGCCCCGATACTCCTGATCCGGGGTCAGTTCCTAAGTTCTCAATTCTAGCTTGTTCTAGCTGATTGGTGGCTAAATTAATGGGGTCGTAAAATATTGGCATTTTTTTTAGTTTAAGTACGCTTTACCTGCGAAAGAAACAGAAAACGTTAAGGTTACATTATTATTATCTATATAGTTAACATCAGTATATACTTTCGTGCCTGAGGTATCTACCACAGAAACCGATGGAAATTTATTTAAGTTGTGATTTATATTCCAAGTAGACGAAGGGGTAATTTGATCATAATTAAATGTTTTATCTCCTACATCTGTTGCTTTAACAAAGTTTACAATATTATAGAACTCTTCTAATTTTAATACTCCATTACCTCCAATATAAGTGAGGACCATATTAAAATAAGCTGGCTCTGCTGTGTTTACTGTATAACTGTCTATTTTAAAGTGACCAAAATTAGATACATCATCTTGCTTTACAATTAATATATCCGAACCTATTAAATAGGTTAAAAACTCTACGGTATCTTGTGGTGACAAATCTTTCCTAGATATAGCTATATTAGATAGATTAATCATGGGCATGTTATCTGAAGCCCCTGAAGGTATAGAAAAAGTACCAGCTCCATAATAAGATTGGCTAACGTACTTAAACTTCATTTGCTCAGCTACAGAAATATAATCGCTAATGGATGCTATTGTGTAATTTTTTGTTGCACCTCCTGAATTAGCTGCTGACCCGACTAGAAGATCTCCCCCCGATACTTTTTCATCTATATTATATGTACTAATTCTAGCCATTTATTTTTTTTTAATCGTAAATTTTTATTTCTACATATATAGGATTTGCGGTCCCAAGATCAGCAACATCCCCTCTGTTGCCTGTAGTAGTTCCTACCTCAAAGCATTCGATAGCTATTAGACTAACTGCTTTGCGCCGTATGTTAGTAGCTTGTGGGAATACATTAGTGGTTGCCCCCGATGCTCCCGTTACGTTTGGGTTATTTATATAACAAATTGTTTTATCTGTAAAAATAGTGCCATTAGAATTTGAAATATCATATACCCCAACCCCTATTCTAGTAATTGACCAGGCGCCCCCTATATTATTATTTATCATTGTTATTGTAGGCGTTGCTCCAGCAGAAGCTACATTTAGTCTAAATGCCGTCATTTTATAGCCATTACCCGTATCTATTATATCTGCTAATGTAGTATGATAAATTTGCTTTGTGATACGCACTGTGCTGAAGTTCATGCTATCTTCCCTACTGACGGGAACTAGGGGATCTGGATTAGCTGCTGTAAGTATATAATTATCAGTTCCTAAATAATCTACATTTACTTCAGGATTACTAGCTGTACCTGTCATAACTATTCCGTCTTGTCCTGTAACAGATGTAACAGTTCCTACAAATTGATCAGTCGAATTTATAGTTACCACTCCGGTTCCTGCCGGGGGGCTTATAGTTATATTGGTACCCGCAACAATTTGCGATACACCGCCGCCGCCGCCACTGCCATTTGCCGCAGCCGTAACAAATCCATATTGATCTACGGTAATATTAGCATTAGTGTAAGCCCCTGCGGTTAAATTAGATTGGACAGGTACATTTACTGATATAGTACCATTTGATGTAATAGGTGTGTTACCTATTGTTAAGTAGTTACTAGAAACCCCAACCTCTGTAACAGTCCCTGGATTACCTCCCGGTATTGTAGCCCAGGTTCCGTCCTGTCTTAAAAACTGCCCGGTGCTCCCACCGTTTAAATTTATTTCTAGTACACCTATTCCTGTTATTGGGCTGTTAACAACCTGAAAAGCCGCAATATTAGTTGATAATCCTACGCTTTCTACGGTTCCGCTTCCCGTGGGTACTGTAGCCCAAGTTCCGTCTTGTCTTAAGAATTGACCGGTACTTCCTCCATTTAGATTTAATGTTAAAGATGGAGTAGTGGTTGCATTTATGACCCCAGCGGTAAATGCTGCTATATTAGTTGAGTAAGACACATCTGTTACTGTTCCCGAACCCACTGGTGGAAAATTAGCTAAATTACCTTGACCGTTTATGTATTGGCTACTAAGACCCGTAAACCCAAATTGTAGGGTTCCAATTGAAGTAATAGGTCCTCCTGATACTACAATTGCATTTCCGTCAGCATTTGCATTAACACTTAAGACTCCGCCTCCACCACCTGCTATTAACTGATTAACAGTAACAGAACGCGTGGGTGTTCCAGGTAAGCTCATGTCAGATATTACTAATAGATCTTCACCAGATACGTTTGTAATTCCAGGATATGTAGTTAATATACTCATTAGTTTGTTTTTATATTATGCGTAAATCCAGTTGGTACCGTCATAAAATACGGGGAGAGTGCTGCTTCCGCCCCCCGACGCAATTCCGCCATAAGTGGGGTTAGCTCCATCAGTTATATAAGTTCTCATGCCTACTACAGTTTGTGGGTGTACCGGTAGAGAGGCAAATGTATATCCATCTAATAATACAATTCCTTTTAAATAGGTTCTTTCAACATCGTCGTTTCCTAATACGACAGTATTCCTTCCCTGACCAGAAGCTTTATGTCCTATAACTGTTTCATTACTTACAATTTGACCCGCTGGTGTACCAAATTTTTTCTCTGTTTCATAGCCTATATAAATACACCCTTGGGCCTCGTCTGCGTTCAAACCCGAACGAACTCCTATAAATACATTTTCATTACCATCGTCTAAAGATCCCGTACCTACAGTATCATTCCCAGCTTGATAACCCAGAAACACATTGTTTCTACCGTATACAATAAAGCTTCCAGATTCAGCTCCTACCGCGGTATTAGTGTGAATTTGATTTCGAAGAAGAGAATCACAACCTACTGCAGTATTATTATCATGCTGCAATAAATATTGCATAGTCCCTTGTCCTATGGAAGTATTACGGTTACCTGACGTATTAACAAGCATAGAACCACTCCCGACAGCCGTGTTTTCAGTACCTGTCATGTTTACTCTACACGCTAGAAATCCTACCGCTGTATTCGCTCCTCCTGTAAGATTTTGTTGTAAAGCTTGCGTACCCACAGCTGTATTAGTCATTCCAGTAGTATTCTTAAAAAGGGCTCCGTCACCAACAGCAGTGTTATTAGAGCCAGTAGAATCTTTTCCGGATTCATGCCCAATAAATATGTTACCAGATACGTCCACAACTGAAATTCTACCATGTACTTCCAGAGCCGCGTACTGATCTGAAGACATTTGGTCATCGCCTATTACTACCGTCCTAGCCGTAGCGCCTGCATTATTCCAGTTTACGTTATAGATATCAGCATTAGCGAAGGTTCCACCCTGCGAGGGAGCCCATCCTCCACCGCCGCCTCCTCCTGATCCGGTGATAGTAACTACATTAGCAGCATTAACTGAGGTTGTAATACCTCCAGCTCCTGTAAACGTAATATTACCCACACTTGTTATAGGAGTACCACTACCTGTAGTCGCGGCAGGAGTTATAGAAGTTACACCTGCTGGGAGTGTTGATATATCAGCCAAATTTCCAGCTCCGTTAATGTATTTAGTGGAATTTCCTTGGGGCACTATTGCTATTGAGGGGGTTGTTGTAGGGTTATTTACCGAAGCCACATAAGCATTACCATTAATAGCAGCTGCCACAGAAGTTACTGATCCGCCTGTGTCCGTCCACGGTACATTTACCACTAAGTTATCAGAGGCATCGACTTGAACTTGATAAGTTCTTTGCCCATTATTAGTCACCGCGTTAGCCGCTATTAGTTGAAGACCTGCTACATTAGCGTCTATGTTATTACCGTTAAGTGTTAAACCAACACCTGCTCCCCTTGGCGAGCCTCCAGTCCAGGGTACATTAACTACTAAATCGTTTGATCCGTCGACTTGAACTGCATAAGTTCTAGCGCTAGTTCCTGTGACGGTTTGTGGAGCAACTGACTGAAGAGTCCCGCTAACATTAGCCTTAAATATATTTCCTTGCAGTGTCATTCCTGTTCCTGCAAGATACTCGGTATTGCTCGGGGTTTGCCAGCTACCATCTCCCCGCAAAAAGGTGGTTGCATTACCTCCTGCTGGAACATGTCCTACATTATTTGTTCCTGCGTAAGCCATTGACTTAACTAGTACATTACCTGTAGTGGGGTTAACCTCTATAGGAATCCCTGATGATGTTCCTGGAGTCGTTTCATTTACGGAATTTGCCCCGCTAGCACTAATGGTTATACTATTAAACCCATTATCCGCTAAAGTCACTCCTGTTCCTGCTGTTAATTGTACTATATCTACAGCTCCCGTTGAGGGGGTTAGTTTTATATCAACATTATTGCCATCCTGTGCCGATGTTAAATCATAAGTTGCACCTCCTCCACCTCCGGTAGTAGGCATCGTAACAGTTTTAACATTTATTGCTGTTGGGTGTCCCGTAGCATCTTGTGTTATAGAATCTACTACAGTAAAAGTTCCGCCACTACCTGGAGTAACCGCTGAAGTTGTATCATTCCTATTTGTGTTAGTATGTGTCCATGTAACCGATTTATTTGCGGCTGAGGCCGTAACATCAATCTTAGCGGTACCGTTAATAAAAACACTATCGTTGTTTTGCACGGAAAAAAATTGTGATCCACCGTCATCTACAAACCATTGACTCATGCTGCCTCCCGCTGAGGGCAACGTTACTGTCTTAAGATTTGTAGCCGTTATATGACCTGTAACATCTTGAGTTATGCTATCTACTACAGTAAAGGTTCCGCCCGCTACGGGTGAAACGCTAGAAGAAGTATCCGATCTAGTTGTACTATCATGGTCTATTGTAAGAATGTTTGTATTCGAAGAGACTGTAGCGATTTTTGATCCACCAATTATATCAACCGTGTTCCCTCCGAAGATTACTTGATTTTGTCCGCCGTCTCCAGATAATGTCCAGGAACCATAATTATCAAAAGAGTCTATGTTAACCGTTTCTAAATTTATAGCGGTTATATGTCCCGTAGAATCAGTAGTTACACTATCTACTTTAGTAAACGACCCTCCTGATCCTAAAGAATACGTACTTGTGGTATCACTACGAGAAGTTGAGTCATGGCTGAAATTTAATTCTACCACCCCAGCTACAAGAGAAATACTTGATGACAGTTTAGTAGTAGCATTAAAATTAACTTGGTCACCGTCTGTTATAGTTTGAGTGTTGCTTCCGTCTCCAGCTATCCAGCTACTCATAGTACCGCCACCTCCACCTCCTGATGGCACCGCCCACGTATTATCTCCTCTAAGGAACGTGGTAGAACTAGGTGTACCGGTAGCAGAAAGATCTGCGGTAACAGCTACGGCCCCCGATGTAGGAGAGTTAGGAGTTAGCTCAATAAACTGCCCGTCTGTTGTGGTTATAGTTTCTACTATATTATTAGGTATTACAGAGCCACTAGAAACATTAGTAACAAACCCATATTGATCTACCTCTACAGTAGCATTGGTATAAGTTCCTACAGTAACCCCATTAGCAGGCATATTCACTTGAATAACACCGTTGCTTGTAAGTGGGGAGTTGCTTATAGTTAAGTAATTACTGCTAGCCCCCACCGAGGTCAACCCAGTATTTCCACTAGTTGCAATTGTAATATTATTATTACCAGTTTCGGTTAAGGCTATACCCGTACCTGCTGTAAGCTTAACGACATCGGCGATACCTACAGAGGGTGTTAAATTAAGGTCCACATTTAATCCGTCCTGGTCAGCATCTAAATTATAGGTTGTAGCCGTAGCTGGAAGATCTATTAAGTTTCCTTCCCCGTTAACATACTGTCCGTTAGTTCCTGCCCATGTAAATGCTAAATCCGGCGTAGTTGTAGGATCAGAAACAAATACATCCAAAGCGTCTCCCCCAGTACTAGCGTCCACACTGGTTACAGTGCCACCACCGCCTCCTCCGCTAGCATTAATAGTTACAACACCCGTACCGCCCACAGGCGATATTGTTACATTTTGTCCCGCAACAATTTGAGATACCCCACCGGGTATAGAAGAAATGGCTTGCAAAGATCCCGTGCCGTCTATAAATTGCGCCGTAGTGCCAGCTCCCGTAAAAGTTAAAGTGCCACTAGTAGTAACAGGACTGTTACTTACCGTAAAAGCCGAAGGAGCAGACAAGCCAACACTAATAACATTACCGCCACCGCCCGAAGGCATCGTAACTGTTTTAGTATTAACTAAAGTTGTATGTCCAGTAGCGTCTTGTACAATAGAGTCAATAACCGTAAATGTTCCTCCTGATCCAGGTGTAACAGCTGAGGTAGTATCTGTTCTACTAGTATTATCGTGATTAAATGTAACCGATTGATTTCCTGAATTATTTACAGCAGTTAATTTAATACCTCCCGTAAATGTTACAGTTTCACTGGCTGTTACTTCAAAACCGCCGACACCTCCTACAAACCAGGAGTAGCTTCCTCCCATCTCATCTACGAGCTGTTGAATACTAACAGTTCTAGTAGGGGTACCTAAAATACTCATGTCCGCAATGATCAGTAAATCAGCAGGGGCAACATCCCCAATAAGGGGGTACGTAGTTATAATACTCATTTCTTTTTCTTTTTAGTTTTAGCCCTTCGCTTGCGCTTCGGTACCTTATATTTCTTTTTGCCTTCTTTTTTAGTCCCCTCTCCGTCATTAGCCCTATTACGTGAAATCTTTTCCCATCGCCCATCTTTATGATCCCAATCTAGCCCATCAACATTTTTCCCGCTACGTTTAGCTCTACGCCTTTCTCTCTGTGCATGTGCTTTCTTTTTACGTCTATCCGCCGTCTTAGCATAAGCTAGGTCTCTCTTCGCTTTTGCTTTTCTAGCCACAGGCGATAATTTTTGTTTTGAAGCCATCCGTTACATTCTATTATATGGTTATATATAATTACACGTTTTTTCCGAAAGCTACAGGTAAAAACCATTATTATATAATAAGAGGTATAGGGCTACATGCTTATTTAAAAAAACTTTTTCCTACAGAAAACGCAATTCATTTTACCCAGTCCCCCTTTTGTTTTAGGGTTTAGTAAATAACTTTTGCCTTTTGCCAGGCATTTTATCCAGGGTATTTAGCACTTTGCTTCTGGCTATTGGATTGCTACGTATTATAGCAGCGCAGCGCAGCGTAGCGCGTATAGCATTTGCAGACGGTTTACGTTGTTCACTAGATAATATAGTTGAATATAAATAATAATAATAATTAAATTAAATCTTATGAAAGCAATCTTAATTAAAATGAATGAAGTAATGTCTAACCTGGGATCAGCTGCAGCTGCCGCAATACGAAACTAAAATGGAAAACTATAATGAAGAATACCTGTACACTCAGGCACTGAACTACGACTATGAACTGGCACTGGCTGTCGAATACCTTAACTCACTAACACAAATCAATTAATTATGTACGAAACAAATTCACAAGCCTGGGACAGGATCTCAGCAAAGTATGACGAGTCTATCAGACGCACACAAATCTGCCAAGATATGTTCGGGCAGGATAATCTAAAGGGCTTAAGTCCAGAGCAGCAAGATCTGTTCTGGGCGTCAGTCTAAAGCACACGGATCCTGGTGTGAGATGGGATGATCTCAGCTAATTGACCTCGGAGGTAACCAGCCGGGGTCCGGCGTGTATAGCATATAGCATTTTTACAGCTGGATCTGTGTATAGCATTGCAGACGGAATACGTTGTGTTTATGATAATATAAGTGAATAAAGTAAATAACTAATAATAATAATAATAACTTAAAATTTAAAATTATGACTACAAATGAATTAATGCAAAAAGCTCTAAAAACTATGTCTAACTCAGAAAAAGCAGCGATCTGGCCACCGCTAACCAGAAAGAACTTTGTTGTAAGAGAAAGCTGGCTCGGCCGCAATCAACAGATAACTTTCATCAACAATAAAAATCAAACTGTGACGTACTGTCATGACACAATACTAAATGCAATGCTGCCTAAGCTACAATTACAGGCTTGCTGGATCAAAAGAAAGTACTGGTCACAAAGTACTAACTTACCGAGCACTGTCAGACATCTGGCAACTATAACTGAAGCTAAGTCTACTAAAAAGTAGGCTTATAGCTTCGGCTAACTAACCAAAACATCGGTGAATCTACCACGGGTGTATAGCATACCTATGTTCCGTAGGCAAATCTCACCGATTGCAGACGGTTTGTGTATAGCATCGCAGACGAAACACGCACCTAAATAGATAATATAAGTGAATATAAAAAATACTAATAATTAAATATAATAACTATGTATGAAGTAACTAAAGAAATGTTAGAATGGATGAATGACGGAAATGTAGAGAAATGCGGTGAGTACCACTGGATCGAACAGACAACTCAGTGGAGGAAGAAGTTCACTACAACCGAACTAATTAGGTTTTTCAATAAAGAATTTAGGTCGATGTAGTAAAAACGGATCTCACTAAGGTATTTAAGTGTAAATATACTATTTAGTTAGGTAAAACTAACAAAGTAGAGTCAGAGACTCACTATAAGACCAGTGAGTAAGTTAACTCTATATAACTAAATTACACTAAAAGAAGAGTTTTTATAAATACTATTATAATTACACGTTTTTGGTGAAAACTACTGAATATCAGAGATTATTTTAGTAAAAAGGGTATGACAATTCGACATGACATAGTGTACCGACACGTTGTCATAGAGTTGCAGACAAATTACGACTATAAAAAGATATTAAAAGTGATAAATAAATTAACTAATAAATAAATAACTATGAAGTACAATTGGAATGAAGACACAGTAGACCACTTTAAATTTGAGTCTTACTATGAAAGTAGAGAAAAAATCGAACAAAGAATTAAAGAATTTGTAGAACTTGACTGTATACCAGAAGATGGTGAGTCTGAAGAAGATCTAGTACACGACCTAATAGAAACAGTATATAACTAAAATAAATAACTATGAAAGTATTAAACATCAGTAAAAACGGTACAATTAAATGTGAAATGAGTGACGGTAGATTAGGTTACACCTATAGATCCGGTTATGTTAGAGTGAGTCTCTAAAGATCATACCATACTTCAGAAGACGTGGTGTAAAACTATACCAAATTAACACTAAAGTTAAACGCACTAATTATAATGCAAAACGTAGTAACTACTATTACACTAGAGACATTACTATAATAATGAACTCGATCGACTACGTTTGCTATACGCTTTCGACCTTAAATAACTGTCAAAATAAATAAACTATGCAGTGAAGTAACTACGAAAAGAATGTGATATTGGTAGCACTAGATCACATGGTATAGACAACCTTGAAGCTATTGAACAAGACGGTTGTATAACCGAAGACACTTATAACCTAAGCTAATCACTATTTAAAGAACTAAATAAACTATGAAAAAAAATAATAAAGTAATTAAAGCAGAAAACATTTGGTGTGAATCTAAAGTAATTAAAGTAGAACACCTTTGGTGTGAATCGCAAGATCGGTGGATATACCTAGAGTATAACGAACAAAATAAAATATGCGGTATGAATTTCATGCAAGGCGACGAATATGATGTATTCAAATCACAGTATGCAGAGAATGACCGAGGGCTAATGGAATTCTATGCAACCATGCTATACACCTTTCCGATCGAGTTAAAATCGGTAAACACTGTTGAATTTATAAATAAAGTAATGTGGGCATATTGTAGTGCCGACCAAATAAGAGCGAAATACTAGTTGCAGATATAAATACGCAACTCTAAAGATAATAAATGTGAAATTAATAATAATAAATACTATAAACTAATAAAACTATGAGCGCAACACAAATGTTTAAAATCGCCGACCGACTATACCCAGGTATCAGCTATTGGTCACTAACTAAAGAGCAAATGTCTAATGTAATGGACGAATATAACGACTACAACTAATATAACTATGAATACTATTAAACAAGAATTATCTAGCAATGCCGGTATTTTAGCGCAACAAATCGCTGAAGTTACTATAGACCAAATGTATGACACCATTAACAATCAACTAGAGTATCTAAACATCGACCTAGACGGCGATGAGTACTATGAGATGCTAGATTGTATAACCGAATTAACTATAAAAAATATAATTAACACTTTAAATAAATAAACTATGAAAACTACACACTTAACTGACAACATTTCCTTTACCTACAACGCTGAAGTTGCTATACACGTCGATTCGCTGATAACCGCTCATGTGTCCGTATATAGTTACGTATTCAGAACCGAAAAACCCAACCTTGAGTGGTCCTTCGATCCTATGGACACTGAAATCGATTGGTTTTTAAACGGCGAACGTGTTTTATCCGGCGGCTTTAAAGAACTATACTTTAAACTATATGGCGAAAGTAAATACAATACATTACTTAATGATGTCCGCACTGAAGCCGAAAAAATGATTGAGGGTAGAGTATGCACTTCGTTCTCTGACATTTTACGAGATAAATTATAAACCAAATAAACTAATAACTATGACAAATACTATAAAATTTTCAAGAACTAAAAAAGAGTTAAAATTAAACGGTGACTTACACGTTGGCTTCGATCTTGCTAACCTACCAAACAAGTTTGCCTATATATACGACGAGATCAATGATAATGACGGTGTTCGCAAGTGGTTTAACTATAAAGGTTTAACCTGGATTCGCAAGAAAGATTTATAGAGTTGCAGATAAAATACGCACTCTACAAGATAATAAATGTGTAACAAATAAAATTTAATACTATGATAAACTTAAAAACAAAAGAATATACTAACTTAATTTGTATGATGTATGCAACTAAACATTTAATTGAATACCTCAATAAAGACGTTATAAAGTATAATAACATTGATCCAGTCGACTTAAAATACTTAAAAACCCGAATGGAACGAGTAAATAAATTAATAACCGAAAACGAAAAAGATGAAAAATAAAATATTAAAATTCTTAACTGAATGCGGCCGGGCGGCAGCGTATGCTATACGCAAATAACCCTGTAGTTTATTATTTATTAGTTAGTTCACAGCCCTTTGTGGTTCAGCGAAAATGTGATCAATGTACATTGCTGTGTAGTACATAAAATATTAAGTGGTGTTCACTGGGATTAGTGTATATTAAATGTCTTAAGAAGAAACCAGCCACACATTATCGTAGCGAATAAATAACCGAGCGCTTTCTTTAAGCTGCTAGCAAATGTCTACGAGGAGGATAGGTATGGATGCCCCGACCGGGTGTGCTGCTGACGAGTATGAGGTTCGATTCCTCACTATCCACTAATTTTAAACTATATAATATGAAAATCAAAGTAAAAAACATGACAAGTAATGCGGGTAACGACGTGCCTAACCAATTTGTAATTACAACACCTGACGGCAGATACTTTCAAAGTTATTGCAGTATAATTGCATTCAAACCATATCACGGTAAAATACAATTAGACGAAGATACTTGGGACTATTCTAATACAACAAGTAAATACAGACGATTATTTTTAAATGGCGAAGGTATCAACGAAACACGTGCTAAGATCGAATCTGGTGAATATAAATTAAATAACTTAAACTAAACCTATGAATGAAAAAAATAATATCAATCCTGATACCCATTGGTTGGCCACCGACAAGATCCAAGCCAAACTGGTAAACCTTATGTTTTCTGTTGAAGATACTAAAAAACAGTTAAAAACTGGTATCTACGGTGGTGTAACTAAAGACGAAATGGAAATGGTACTTGACAGTGAGCTACGTGAAAAAGAAATTTACGAATATATACTTGATGCACTAGATCAAGTTGCAGATAAAATACGATAAACAAAAGATAATATAATAAAATTAAATATAATAACTATGAAACTATTAACTGATGAATTAATTGAAGCAGCGATGCACGAACTTGGCTTTAGCGAAAAACAAATTAGCGAACAAAACGGCGAATTCACACAGCTTGTACTAGACCATTACGGCGCAAGCTATAGCGATAGATGGGAACAACAAGATCTATATGTGTATGAAGAATCTACACGTGACGGCTACTCTGTATGGATATGTACACATAACCCTAACTCAATATGCGTGAATGAAGATATATTCTACCAGGATCATTCTCCTCAAATCATTTACGAAGTACAAGATGCTATACGCAACGGTTTGTCTATATACTGTGATGCTGAGGGCATTATCGACGAGGCTATTGAAGATATGTGTGACAAAGTATATGAAGATGTATATGCTGATGTCGAGATGGAATTCCACAGCAAAGGCTATGAATGGCCATCTAAAGTACCTGAATTACTTAAAGAAATCAAACAATTACTTACTGATGAAGGATTAAACAAACATCAAAAAATGGTAGATAAAATAACTGTCACTATAGAGAAATTAAATATCGCAGACTAAATACGTAACCTTAAAGATAATAACTGTATGAATATATTTTATTTAAACTCCGACCCTGAACGTGCTGCACAATTACAATACAACAAGCACGTTGTTAAAATGATCCTTGAGTCCGCTCAACTACTTTGTTCTGCACATATAATGCTTGACAGTGAAATCGATGTTCCTTACAAGTTAACACATAAAAACCATCCATCTGCTGTATGGACACGCCAATCAAGATCTAACTATGCTTGGCTATACTTTCACATGATGGCTCTTGGCAAAGAATATAAAAAGCGTTATAATAAAGAACATCTTACTATAACTAAATGTCGTGACGTATTGTCACAAGTACCTGGCCCGATCTTTAACACTGGCCTTACTGACATGCCTCAATGTATGCCTGATGAATACAAAGTTGAAAACGATTCTGTTGCTGCATACCGTAACTATTATATTAATGAGAAAGCACACTGTGCTAATACTAACAAAGAAGTGCTATACACCTGCGCTTCGCAATTCGAATAACCTATGAGTGAAATAATTAAAGAAGACTTTATTGTCGAATCTAGTGCGATCCAATATGCGACGTACTACAACCGATCTAGAACATTATTTATAATGTACTCTAACGCAAGCTGTTACGAGTATTATGACGTACCCAAATTTGTTTGGGAAGGACTACGAGCAGCACCTTCCGCTGGCGCATTTATTAACAAAATACTAAAAACATTAAACTTTAAATTTACTAGAATATAATATGAAAGATCTACCAAAATGGTTTACAAAAAAAGGAGGCGCACAATATACTGAAGGCGGTAATGTATCTAACCCTTTCTCCGGCTCAAGCGCAACACTGAATGCTAATGAATTATCAATATATGATTTCATTACCGGTTGTCAAATGATCCCAATGAGTAACGAAATACAAAAAGACTTTAGAAAAGCTCTTGACTGGTTTCGTGTGGCTAACCCTAGTGCTTACATGACTCTGTTAGATTAACAGACAAAATACGTTTAACTTAAGATAATAATATAAAATAATAACTATGAACTTACTTACACAAAATTCTAAAATCAAAAAGACTAGTAAACACTTTGGCGTTAAGCTAATGAACTTCGGTATACCCGCTTATAAATCTGCATCAGGTAAACTTACTTGTCCTATGGCTGATGAGTGTGTTAAGTTCTGTTATGCTAAGAAAGGTGCTTACATCTGGTCTAACGTCCAACCCGCTTTTGAAAAGCGATATGAGTTGAGCAAGACCGATAAATTTATTGAGTCTATGAATGATGAGATCAGACGTAAGAAACCCGACTTTGTAAGAGTGCATGACTCTGGCGATTATTATAGTAGAGCTTACTTAAATAAGTGGATTCAAATTGCTATACACAACCCTCACGTCAAGTTCTATTCTTACACTAACATGATAAAATTAACTAAAGAAGTACAACTACCTGATAACTATGATATTATATACAGTGACTCAGGCAAACAAAAACACTTAATAAATGAAACGAACGACCGCCACACCAGAATTTTTAGCTCTGCTAGTGATCTCAGCAGTGCTGGCTATAACGATAGCAGCGAGTATGATCTTAGGGCAACCAAATGGTACAGTCCCGACAACCACAAAATTGGACTCATCTACCATTAATTATAAAAGATTTAATTAATGACCGGATATTCAATTTTAAATATAATAATAATAATGACCTTAATACTATTAATGATATGATAACTGTAAATGATTTAAAATTTGTGCCGCAATTACATGGCGGTATTGGAGCTAAGCTAAACACAAAAGCTAAATTAACCCTAAGTATACAAGCAGGTCATGGTTTATACTCTACGCCCCATGAGAATGGCTTAGAACCTGAAAGCTATAGCCATTTTGAAGTAGCAATATTAAATACACTGGGTGAATTTGTTACTGACAAATTTATTAACTGTGGTGAAGATACTGTTGCTGGCTGGGTTCC